AAAAAAAAAATAAAATAATGAAGGGGATTTCTCCCCTTCATATTTATCGGAATAATCCTTCAAATGATTGCATCGCATTGCTCAAAAGATCATTAAGTACTTCCTTCGATTTATAATCATCAACACGATCCATTGCATTCTTCTGTGCTTCATAATATGTATCAACAGATGGACGCAATCCTGCAAGGTTCAGCATATAATCTGTCAGGGTTTCGTTGAACATGAATGATGCCGGATTTGTTGTTGGAGAAATGGAAATTGCGTTATACAATTCCTTGACTTGGAACGTAACCTTTACCGTTAAAGGGAATCCATTGACAGAAACATCTTTACTATCTGGATTCTTACTGATTGTCATATTACTAATGATCCCAAGATTGCACGTTGCCATACCAGGAACATATGCTTGTACAAGGAATGGTGAAGTAATAGAGTTGGATGTCAGCATGCGAGGTGCAGCCAAGCAGATGAGATGGCAAAGCGGAACAACAATGTGCATATAATAGTTGTAAATATCTCCATATGGTGATGTAAGGGTTACGGAATATTCATAATCCTGTGTTGAATTAGACGACTTATAGATTTCTGGATAAATCATTTTTTGCCCAGAGAGTGCATTGATTGCTCCGCTGAACAAATTTGTTGCAAATCCACCAGCAACCGGTTCTGCAAGTTTACTAAGACTAACCGCCATGGATGAAATATTACTTCCAAGGAATTGAGCGAGTCCACCGATCATTCCAGCATCTGCACCTGAATTAGTAATAAATGCAATTTCGGAACCAACACTATCGGCGATACTGTCGACCATTTGTTCAATAAGCGAAGGTGCCGTATTGTTTGTTAATTGTTCGCTGAACGATACAGGCTCCACCATAAACATGATTGTTTTAATTTGATTGGCAGATAGTTCACCAAAGCTATCTTCTCCCATAGAACCAGAATCAAATGCTTGCCATAGATTTCCAAACAGCCCAGATGCATTTTCACGAAACGATTTCGATGAATAGTGGGTATCTGCGTCTCCCTTTTCACTCGTATCTGGAGTCTCCTCTTTTGGTTTCATCCCATCAGTACTTGATGGAGGGGTTGATTCCTTTTTCGAAGTACTGCTTCCGCTCTTATTTCCATTGAGCAGATCGAATGGAACTTTCCCGTCCCGCGCAGATCCTTTTTTGATCATCTCTTCCGCTTGCTTCTGTGTTTTTTCATCCGAACCCAATAGCGTTTTGATGACGGAAGCAGCATATTCTTTATTATCCGAAACATAAGAATCGGAAGTCATACGATAATTTTCCCATCGCAGATCACCGAAATCCGTCCATGTTGGACTACCTCCATTTGTGTTGGTAAATGTCCCATGAGGAACATCATTTGTGATTGCTTTCCCACTCGATGTTAGTCCAAGAAATACAGCCATGGAACGACACATGTAGTTGACATAGGTCATATATTCGCGATATTTCGGATCCAGTGCATACATGCGTCGTTGCAACTTACTACCAGAACCAAACATCTGTTTATTCATCCATGTTCCAGCCGCATCAATCAAATCAATGCCGGAAGTTCCTGTCGCAGAATAATAGATATCTTTGAACCCTTCCGTGAAGCTTTTTGGATCTGTGCCGCCAGTATATTTTGGAACACCGGGACGAATATGTAGGATTGGACTATGGAGGAGGAAATGTTTCAGATATTCTACCCCAACATCTTTATTGATATTTGGATGTCGCATATCAACATTATCCATGAGCTGGAATGGAGCTCCGAATAGTTTATTGTTATATGCCGTTACCTGAGTTCCATTGTCACCCCCAAAGCGACCAACTTCAAATGATTGCTTTCGAGGGAGAGTCCCTTCATTCATAATTTCGGCATAAAGAGATGAAACACTAATATCATCATCGATGTTCGTGATTTCTGTTGCCATCGAATAATCACCTCAATCATAGTATACTTCTGACGATTATAATGATGGTAAAATGATGGAGGGGTTTAAACCCCTCCATCAACAGATTCAACAAATTAATTTCGCTTTGCAATGATCTTGTCGTATTCTGTGAAAATTGCAGTTGCAATCTTACCACGGAATTCCTCATCCTTTGCATTGACGATTGGAATGCCTACACGTACACCACCGGTACTATTTGGGTTGGTCTGATATTCAGGGAACCGGAAGTAACGGGAGCGTTCATTTGTTTCAGGATTGAAATTTTCATAGAATCGAATTCCTGTAATCTGCAGGATACCATCGATACTAATCTTTGCCCAACCCTTGAACCTCGTATCCTTACTCTTTCCAAGCTGGATCGATGCTGCTGTGATTTCCATGTTTGTAATCTCCTTTAATCATTGTAATACAATTGGCATTTACATAGACAGTATCTTAGGTGAATAAAAATAAATAAAATGATTACCAATTATATATTTTACATATAAGAACTATTTATGTTGAGGAGGAATCATTGAAGATGGCAAAGAAGTATACCGATGATACATTCACGCATTTGGAACGAGATGTGGATAAAGTTCGATATAAGACAGGGATGTATATTAGTTACTCCAATGAGCTTGGAGCAAAATCTGTTATCAATGAAATCATTTATAACTCGATTGATGAATGTCGGAATCCAAGAAGTCCAGGTAAGAATATTAATATTCTTTTCGATGAGCGCATTGATACCATTACGGTGGAAGATAATGGTCGTGGTATTCCTCCGGATGTGTTAGAGATGCTCTTTACAACATTGAATAGTGGATCCAATATCGATTCGTCAGCAAAGAATGATTTGAAGATGGATAGTCTTGGACGTAATGGTGCTGGTACCCTCGCAATCAATGCGCTTGGAGAAGATGTGACAATTACAACATATCGAGGAGGTATGGAAAACATCTTCAAGGAAATTGTATTCCATGAAGGTGATAAAGTTTCTGAGCGAACCGGTTCATGCTCACCCGATAAACACGGATTGAAGGTGGTATATAAACCATCGAAAATTCTTGGACGAAAGACCAGAATTGTATGGTCTATGGTGCGAGAATCTCTGTTGGCACTCCAATTCCTCAACAAAGGAAAGACAATTATTCATTCCGAATACATTGATAAAGATGGTAAGGTTACAAATGAAACATATAAGTTGCAGCCGTTCGGAAATATCATTGCTGCATATAATGAACCGGAAAGCATGGTTACTCCAACAACTGTAATTGGTTGGGAAGATGATAATGTTCCTGAGGAGATTGGTGATAAGAAGTTTCGTCGATTTGTCAATGTAGAGATCGCATTCGGATATTCATCGAATATATCTAATCCATACATTGCGTCATTTGCAAATTCCAATAATACCATTGACAATGGATCTCATTTGGATGGTGTTATCGAAGGTATGTGTCGTTACTTCCAGCAGGTCACAAAGACAACGCTAACGGAACGTGATAAGTTGGATATTAAGTGGGATGATGTGAAGTTGGGTCTTTCCGTTGTGGTGTCTTTCCGTAGTAATATGGAAACCCTCTTTACGGGTCAGACCAAACATAAAATCTCCAATACAGATGTATTCGATCTTTGTAAACAAAGGACAGTGGAAGCGTTCCAGAAGTTCTTTGCAGAAAATCCGGCGAAATTGAAGGAATTCACCAACCTCATCAAAGTAAATGCACGTGCTCGCCGTGAAGGAGATCGTGCACGGAATGCAGTTGTCAAAGAAACGTTGACAAATTGGTCTTCATACACAATGAAGAATTATGATCCTTGCTCGAATCGAGGAAAGGCATACAAGGAACTCTTTATTGTTGAGGGACTGTCTGCAAAAGGAACACTCCGTGTAGCACGTGATCCAAAATTCCAAGCCCTATATGCAATCCGTGGTGTGAGCGCAAACGTTCATGATATGCCTCTCGATAAGATTGTTGGACCAAAGGGAAATGCAGAGTTCAATAATCTCATTACGATTATGAATTGTAATGTCGGCGCAAAATTTGATATGGATAAACTCCAATTCAATAAGATCATCATCTCATCCGATGCTGATATAGATGGATTGTTCATTAGATCCCTTCTGTGTAGTTTCTTCTTTAAATTATTCCCGGAAATCATTCGGGATGGTCGGTTGTATATTGCAGAGCCTCCTCTTTATAGTACAGATGATAAAAAGAATCCGTTTATTATCAATAAAGAGGATTACAACAACCGATACATCAAAGAGGTGATGAAACATTACACCATTGGAATGAAGCATAAAACAATCGAGTGGTTCCATAAATATGATCTCAAACAACTTCTTATCGATACAACTTCTTATTTGGAAGATATTGAGTTGATTGCAGAACATTACTTTGTGAATGATCGTTTGATCGAATGCATCTTGGAAGAATTTATTCCAATGAATGTAACCAACGAAACAATCCCAAGTACACTCAAACAATTGAATATTGATCATCTCATGAAGCGAATTGGGGAACAATTTCCTGAAATGTACTATGATCATGAGGAACATGTGATCAAGGGAATCATCGATGGGAAGTATCAATCCATTGAAGTTGGTAATCGTCTGCTTCGAAAAGGATTGCCATTGATTGATATTATGCGAAAGCATAAATATTTCAACGGGAATGTGATTTTGAAACACAATAAAACATTGGTGGAAGAAACGCTTTCACTCGTTGAAGTATTGAAGATTCTTCAGAAGTTCCAACCGAAGATCCTTCACCGGTTTAAAGGTTTAACTCCACAGACCCAATTCCTCTAATTGCGGGAAGTCCCTAAAGCTAAATCTACTGCAATGTATATGCAAATATATGTGCGCAGATGACGTAACGGTCATCGGATAGTAAAAACGATTTAGATATATGGGTAATCAAACGCAGCTAAAATTCTCTACATCATGCAGAGAAATAAGTTCAACGACTATCCGCCAACTCTGATATTGGATACATCACCATATCAATAGAGTCAGTAGAGTACACCCAAGCGGGCTCTTATCCTTGGCAGGGAAAGAGGGTAACTGGAAACGGGGATCGTTTCATATCGCAAGGATATGAGCGAAGATATAGTCTCAACCACACCTCAGTGGATTCTCATGAGGTGTGCCTCATACTTGGAATAGTATGTTGTTGTACGAGAGTACAAGCAGTTCATAAGGGAACGGCATACGTGTAGCGAACGTATGTGAAGATAATTGTGGGAGAAAACAATTCGGATGATATTCGTAAAACAGTTATGGATCCGAATACTCGTTCACTTATCCGTGTGAACATCGGCGATATTGAGAATGATATGAAGATTTTCAATATTCTGCGGGGCTCTTCAAAGTTTGATGCAACGGCACGAAAAGAAATGATGAAGAGCTTCGTACCCAGTCGTTATGATATTGATACCTAATGATATATTCTATTGGTAATCAATATAGAGGAGGATTACAAAATGGCAAAGAAAAAAGTAGAAGAAGAGATCATGGAGGAGACGACTGATGAGGAAAAGTCCCTTCTGAAAAAGAACAAAGCAGTGCCGTATGTGCAGCGCTGGTTTGATGATTATGTCGTCAATGATAAAGATGACATTAAGATCATCTGCCAGAATACGGCCACATCGATTGCAGAACAATTTTCCATCAATATCAACGGTGGATTCAATGTCATCTATGCCGCAGCATTCTATGAGACATTCTTGTCCATTCTGAAGTTCATTCGTGAGAAGCAGAAAACGTATAATGAATTTTCCATCAACATTGCCGATCTCGTTGTTGTCGGATATACAAACAACGATGATGATGCAAATGAAAAGGTTGGAAACTTCTTCCCGTTTGTGGAATATATTGGCAAGTATACGAAGGTCATCAATGACGATGATCATATGGCAAGCGATAAAACGGCGTCTTCTGTGATTCGGTGGAAGGAACTCAATGTAAAGCAGAATATTGAGTTCATGAAGAAGATTCAATTGGATGCATTTGAATCCATTTCCAAGAACATGAAGATCAATCTTCGGACGGATGAAGCAATCATTCCAATCTTCTGTACATTCATGTATTACGTTGCGGAGTATATGAAGTACAAGTTCAAGGAAGCAAATCATACGGAAGTATCGGAAGTAAAGATGAATGTTCTCGGATTGTTTGATATCTTCTATTCCTATGATGAGGAAGAATCAAAAGAGATTGTCGACATTGTTCCTGGTATCAAGATGAAGCTTGAACTCAAAATGGACAATGTCGCAGATCGCGGTCGGTGATAAAAAGAGGATGGGCTACATACCCATCCTTTTAATCATTATCTGTACTATCCATGATATGTTCGAAATCGTATTTCCTACGAAAATAAAGATATATTATCATAGTAGAGATAAGTGTCAATTCTATCCAATATAAGGAGGAAACAATCATGTTCAAGAAGATTATGATCGGTGTCGCAGGTATCGCTGTTGGTGCAGGTGCTCTCTATGCGTACAATCGTTTCATCGGCAACGCTCCGGCAGACGAGTGCACGGACGAGTATGAGGACGATGATGTCGTGGACGAGGAGCCCGCAGCCGAGTAATCGTACTTCGCGAAAAAAAATACTGGAGGGGATTACTCCCCTCCTTTATTTTTTTATTTAAATCACTTTCGATCGGTAAACTTTGGTAGGAAGTCATTTGCTAGATAACAGACGCGTTTTCCGCCAGATACATAGAACTTACGACTGATTCCAACACCGACAGATTTGTATGATCTTACACGGAATTGGAATGAGCTACGAGGAATGAATCCAAGTGTATACTGAGAAAGATCAAATACACGATCAATGTTCTTGATGTCATGGAAGAGTGTTGGGAAGAGACGAAGATCGAGGACGGTAAGTGCATAAGACTTCTTATCGATTGCAATCTCACGACTATCAATGCTGATGGCAATATTTACTTTACCGCCGGATTCTGGAAGTTCAGTGACATCGGCAATTGCACTCTTCACGAAGTACTCTGTCTTATTCTCAGATTCTCCAAGTGAAATTTCACGAACAACAGACTTTACACCAAGACTCAGGAGTAGATTCTGGAGGTATTCAAGACGTGCTTTGTTTGGGAATTCAATGGTAATCGAATCTCTATACTTTTTGATATTGGTTGCAAATTCGAAAATACCCTGTACCATACGAATGCGGTCTTTGATCCAAGCCCGTTCGTATTCAATCGGGAATACATTTCCGTCATCTTTATTGAAGGAAGGATAATTCTTGAATAGATCTGCCCACTTAATATTAGTATCCGACGGATCATCTGTACGAGAATAACGATATGTCTTTCCGTCAACGCTTCGATGGGCACGATATCGAACATCGGTCAACTTTGCATTGGAATCATAGAATCCGGGTTGAATGGACGCAATCTCTACTGGAATTGCAACTTCTTCACTGGTAAAGTCACCGAAGAGAAGCATTGGTCCAGCAAGATATGGATCTGGATCCAATGTATTGAGATCAAACTTATCTCCGTAATAAACTTCCTTCTGGGTAAACTGGAATGTTTTGAGAAGTTCATCAAGTTCGGCACTATCGTACCAACAGACACGACCGTCCGTAAATTCAACCATAAAGAGCTCTTCTTCAATTGCATCGACTGCTTCGATGGTATGCTGTCGACAATTGTAATATTCGTAAATCTTGTCACCTGGTCTAATTTCTAGGATAGGAATATTACCTCGCTCGGTAATCATATACATTTTATCCATAACATCTGTTGCTGCCATTTGTGAAACAACTCCTTTTCTATTTACTAAAACAAAGACTTTCGGGTAACTATAATCTTAATTTAAGTGTTGGACAGAGACTTATGATCGTGGGAGGGAATGAAAATGAATAACCATCCATGCTTCGATGATGAAGATATTTATATGATTGACGGATGTATGGCAATCAATGAATATTTCAATGAGCAGGTTAACAATTTAAAGTGCGGGCACGCTTACGCCACATATACAAAGATGGAAACATCCAAAGCAATCGATAATATGTTCAATAATGTATTTCATATTTATGATCGCATCAAGATTGATATCATACTTATGGATCTATTTTGCACCGATATGACGTGGCGAATGAAAGAGGTCAATATTTGTTCCCATATGGGGATTCAATATGATACATTCCGTGATATTGCCCATCAATATGAAGATGTCAGAAACATCCTTTATCAGATCATGATAATGTTTTTTGCTCTTGGAGGAAACACCAAAGAGACTTATCGGAAGGTTGGATAATAATGTCAACAAACATGAAAGATGGGGTGTTGAACTCCATCTCTTCTATTTATGGCGCCTTCATTAAAAAGCGAGAAGATTTGAAAGCGGAGAAGAAGGCCGAAGAAGAAAAGAAAAACGAAGAAATCGTTGAAGAGGTAGAAGAGAAGCCAAAGCTTAGTAAGAAAGAAAAGCGAGAGCAGGCATTCAAACGGTGGGAAACCGTAATTAGCGAACTTACGGGTGGAGATATTGATTACGAAAAACCAAAGTCCAGTAAGAAAAAATATCGAAAATGGATCGATGATGAAATCGGTCCAGTCGTTGATAAACCGAAGAAGAAAAAGAAACGGAATTACAACAAAGAATTTGCTCCGGAATTGGCAATGCTAAAAAACATTGTTGCGGAACAAAATCGATTCAATGCAGATTTGCAAAGACGATATTCCAATGCGGCTGGTCCCAATACACGCGATGCTATGCCATTGAACAAGAACCTTGTTGAACTGGCTGCTGTCATCAATTCGGGTCGTTCCAACTCATTATCTCTCTTACGAGAAATTGGTTCGATCAAAAAGAGCATCAGCGATTTATATATGAAACAGGCAAAGTTGGATGCTGATCTTGGAACTGGTGGAGGAGTTGATTCAACAGACCTCACGCTACTCGGATCATCCATTATGAATAATTCCATCGATAATGTGTTTGCTCCAAACCCATCATCGAGTACGATTGGAACGATGCAACCTGCATCGGTATCAAATCCATCAATTATTCCAGCCGCTGTTCAGAATCAAATTGTTACACCACAATCCGTTTCCACATTCGATCCGAGTACATGGGGTGGAATGGATCACATCGACGTAACGTCTGCACAGTTCGAAGCAATCCCCCATACGATCGTTGTCGAATATTATCAGAATGAAAATAAGACGAGATTCAAAGCGATTCGTAACGATACGAAAGAAGAACTTCCAGGGTGCCCAGTACCGACATGTGCCATCAAAACAATTGATACAAAAAATAGGATGGCGAAAGATGAATTTGATCAGGTTTACCAATTAGAAATTGTTGCATAAAGATAGAGGAGGGGAATTCCCCTCCTCTATTAATTCAAATTTTCAAAAAACGTTCCAGATAATATTTCATCAATTTTTTTGAGAGGATTTGTGAGTTATGAGTAAGAATCTGTTTATTATATTTGAAGGTATTGACGGTTCCGGAAAGACGATGCAGACGGAGAAATTATATTTCAATATCAAACGTCAATTGAATCAAGAAGTTCACTATACAAAAGAACCTACCGTAGGACCAATCGGTGTATTCATCAAAGAACATTTCCTCTCTGGAAAAACAGAAATTAGTGAAGAGGCACTTATGTATCTTTTCACAGCAGATCGCATTGAGCATCTTTATACCGGCGATAGTTCACTCACAAAGATGTTGGAAGAATCACATGTAATTTGCGATCGTTACATGTTATCGTCGTTGGCTTACAATTCATTTGCCTATCAGAGTGAAGCAGTAAAACAAATGGCATTCGGGCAGACGCATCGGATTCCCGATATTACATTCTTTATGGACATCCCGATTGATGTTGCGATTGAACGAATCAAACAACGCAAAGGTCCAAGAGAAATTTTTGATAATGTGGATAAACTGCATGAAGTATACGATCGTTACCAAAACATTATTCATGAATATCCCAATCACAACATTAAAGTGATTGATGCAAATAGAGACCCAAATATCGTCGCAGAAGATATTTTTGTAACACTATGCAAATATATCGATGGTATTGAATAATCTTATATATTATGGATGCAATGGGATTTGCCATAGGAGGTATTTTATGAAAATTTATCTGAATCGTATTGATGGGATTGATGACGCCATTATCGCTATGCATATGAGTAAACGTACATGGAACGCAACCATGGATGATGAGATTCGTTATATGTGCAGCATCGTAAATCCGCATAATGGAATTTTTGTTCCAAAAGCTGCGAATGGTGATAATCATTTGGATAAATATTTTGATGCGTATCAAGAATATATGACGAAGCTTCTGAAGTGGGGACGACTTCATATTACGCTTCTCAAATTTATTGATATTTCCGTTACGGTAGAAGGATTGCATCGAGCCGGGCAAGATGATTGGGATTCTCATGCGCAACGATTCCAAAATCGTATTGTTCGCTCATCAACACGACTGGCATCATTCTCCGATGGTGAAAAATCTGATTTCTATCGCGGCAAGATCAAGTATCCATTTGAAGCGATGAAGGATATGGGTACTACGATTCCAGATGAATATACTGATGCGGATGGAATTATTTGGGTAAGGACCGATTTTGGATATATCAATAAGGAACATCTGGGGCGGAAAGATGTTCATCGTGGATTATACCCATTGGCAATTCCATCCAATTTCATCTTCCGCTGCAATCTAACGGATTGGTCACACGTGTATAAGGAACGCAATGCAAAGAGTGGTGCAAATCCCGAGGTAAAAGAATGCTGTGAAGCCATTGCTGATGCACTGATTAAAGCACAGCCACTCTTTAGCCGTGAACTATTTATGGAAATTAAGTGTTAATATAGGGAGGGGAACATTTCCCTCCCTTCTTTATGTGAGGATTTCTTATGTTTACAATGGATATCGCAGCAATCATTCAAGAGTATGAATCAAAACGAAATGGAAAATCGGAGAAGTTCAAAATTCTAGTAAACGCTGAAGGGGTTTACATGCAAGGGGTGAATAGTTATCAACTTCTTGGAGCACTCGTATCAACACGAAATGGATTTCAATTACTAAAGAATGTATTCCAGTACGAGCGAAATACTCATTATGCTTTCACAGCATTACATGGCGAAACTCCTAAAAAATATCTTGTGACTACGGAGATAGATGATGGATCTGATGCAAGAGTGTCACAAGTATTCGTCGATGATGCTGGCTATATTTATATGAGCCAACCGGTATTTCTTCCCGACCTGGTAATCATTCTATTATATACATCTCGTTTATGGGATGATATACGAATGTTATTCCGAAATGCAAATACCGACGATATTAGTTTGCGTTCGAAGATTTCTGATCTTCTGAAAGTGGATTTCGGGTATACCGTATCACCAATTGGAGATCCTGTAAAGATTGATGACCCAGCACCAAATGGAGAATACTACCTGGACTACTAATCGTATCTTCTCACATATGATTGATATATTATCATAGTAGAGAGATAAGTTAAATATATTTTCTTTAAGGAGGAAATTATCATGATGAAGTATATCATTGGTGGAATTGTTGGCGTTGGTGCTGTCGTCGGTCTGGGGGTTGTTGCATACAATCGTGCCAAGAAAAAGGAAGCGCAGGAATCCTACAATGAGGTTGTGTCCGCTGGCGTTGCTCAGGTAAATGCTGGAATCGATCGCGATGAGTTGGCAAAGGTTGTCCCCTTCGTAAAGAAGGCGGACAAAAAGGCAGTTGCACTCAACAATACGGATGCTGTCGTTGAGGCTGTCGCCGAAGTTGCTGAAGAGGTCAAGAAGGAACGGAAGGATTCCAAGACGACCTCTCCTGTGATGCACGCACTCATGAGCGCTGCAGCCGGTCGCGCAAAGAAAGATCTGAAAGCACGTAACAAAAATCGGATCTAATCGGCAATACCAAAAAGAGAGGGGTTTTGAAACCCCTCTTTCTTTTTCATTCTTCCATATTTAAATAGATAACTTCTTTTGCCAACGTGGAAATAACTTTCATCCGAGCACGCAACCACCAATTCTCTGCAGGAATGCCAATATCCACGATATCGAAATACAACGTATCTTTTTTATCTGGACGATTGCGTAATCGCCCCATTGCCTGTGCTGCAATATTTTTTGATGCATATGGTTCTGTACATATTACGGCACGAAGATCTTTAATATCTTTCCCAACGCCGCAGGATTTTAATGTAGTTACAATTACATCTTTTTCAAATGCATGTTTTTTATCATCTGCATCTGATTTCGAATGGTATACAGCAATTCGCTTATCAGGAAATTTCTTTTTCAATTTTTCTGCAACAATATCACATGATTCAATTAGTGGTGTAAATATTAATGTCTTCCCTTCAATGTTTTTGATTTTATCATATAACAGTTCTACCACGCGATAGCACGTTTGTTTTGGATCGGAAAAGAATGCATATTTCCCATATTTTGCTGCACCGAATCCGCCAAACCCTAGGAGTTTGCCAATTTCTTTCCGGGAGGGTCTGGTGTTGATATTGACGATATGATACAACACATGTTTTGTTGTCATCCGATGACTTTCAATACCGCCAAAATCTTCCACATTTGCAAATGCTCGCTTGAAACATACAGATTCTGTTTTATCGGAACGATCGAACGTTGCCGTCAGGTACCATGTTCGATTCGTGTTGGTATAATGATCGATGTTAATGATGTTTGCAAATTCCATATGGGATTCATCATATACTTTAATCTCGACCTTTAACTTTTTAAAGAATAATCCAAGTGCATATCCACCATGTTCATTTATGTAATTCCGTAGCGTTGCATGTGTTACGAAATAAATATCCCTCGGTTCAATATTATCTTCCATAAAATCATAGATAACTTGCGAACCAGCAATATCCATTAGTTGAGATTTTTGATAGGTAAACATCCCAATAAATGTATCTTTCATCCACTGATATTTTAGGCTATTATTTGGGAGAATGATAATTGCTTTCCGGTTGAGTTTTGTAATTGCCGCTGCAACACAATAACTTTTACCGAAACCCGCCCTGAGATTGAGAGATAATTGGTGGTTCCCTGAATTGGTTAAGAATTTAATGGATTCTTCTTGAAGATGATTTCGAGGTTTAAAAAGAGCTTCTGCTTCCTTGAATATCTCTTCCGATGGATCGCTATCATTTATGTATATCGCTTTGGTGCCAGTTAGCTGTTCCAATTTGGAAATGGGAGTTCCACGAGGTACATATAAAACATTTTGCTCAATCATATAACCACATGGAAATGGTTGTTGATCGAATGCACCAATCGCCGTATACATTTCTTCAATGATGGGTAACGAGTTGTCACTCTCATCATCCGTCCGATAATATGGAGACAGGGTGATATGCGTGTTATATACTTTGATATCCATTTTTGATATATACCGCCGTTTCTATTTATAATTTTTATAAGGAGTTGTTTATTATGGGACTAGACAATCGTCTCAAAGAAATGCTTGACAGTAAGAAAGACGAAGTTGAAAAGAAAGTCGACCATATCAAAGATAAGGTTGATGACAAAATTGATGATCTGAAAGATTCAGGGAAAGCATCGTTCGACAAAGTGAAGAATCGCGTCGAAGATAAAGTTGATACCATTAAAGATGATGCAAAGGATCGACTGCATCATCTCGAAGATAAAGCAAGAGATAAAGTAAATGATATCAATACCGAGACACGTGGGAAAGTCAATGAGATTCATAGCATTGCTCTTAAACATCTTCTTGGATCCATTATCGGTGGAAGTAAAGATGAAATCATGAAACGAATTGCGATGCAATTTGCCACATTTTCGTTTCAATCATTTATTAAAAATATTCCAAGAAACCTGTATCGAATTCTGTGGAATATCCCATCCAATATGAAAGATGATATTCGGAAGATTGGTGATCATATTCAATTCCTCACGCCGATTGTCGTTGTGTTATACTGTATTCTCGATGGTAACATACCAATGCTGCGAGAATTCATTATTTACTATCTCATTTGTACCGTTATTCAGGTCCTGCTGAAATGGGCATTCAATGCACCTCGTCCATCGCAAACAGATTCGGAGACCAATCCACTTCCAAAATGGGAATGGTCAGTAAACCGAGGAGATTCATTCCCATCCGGTCATACCATGAGTGCAATTTCTGGTGGTCTCTTCTGGACCCTTTTTGCATTTGGTCAGCCATGGGTCGGAATTGCTGGTATTTTACTCGGACTCATTACGGCACTATCCCGTATGATTGTTCGTGCACACTGGCTTCTTGATGTAGGAACCTCCATCATTATTGCATCCATCGTGTTCCTCATCATGATTTCGTAAAATAATATAGAGAGGGTTTAAACCCTCTCTATATTTTGTTATTATACAATTTGGAACAATCGAATCATATCAAATCCATATTCAGAATCAAATCGTTTTTTGATTCCTAATACAAGATGTTTCTCTTTATAGACTTGATATGAAATATCCGTGAATTCCGATTTTCTTAATTTCACCATCATCAGATCTTTGTTCAATGGAATATCATAATTGAATCCATCGATGGTAATGTTAAATTCCTTTCCTTTAAAATGTTCTTCTGATACATCCAATGGAATCCAGCTTGTTCCATTCGTATAAGAGAATAGTCTACTATTCTCAATATCACACGGTTTGATTTTTTCTTTGAATGTATCATCTGTCATCAATTCATCATAGAGTGTATTATCCGGAATTATGATACAACGATATTCTTCCAGCTGAATTAACCACATTCGATTGTATTCGTATAATACGTCTATGTTCATTCGATTGATGACAGAATGAAACAATTCAATTGATTTATCCTTTTTACTCTTCTTTGCCATAGCAAATTTCACTCCTAATACCGAAATTGTATCTCTGATGAGAATATATATATATTTTTATATTGTGATGTAATTCAATCGATTCAAAGGAGGAATACGATCATGAAGGAAATGTTTGAAGAATTCGATGCTGCGGATTGGCTTTTCTTTATCGCAGTACCGGTTGCATTTGGAATTGCATGGGGTGCGTCTCATGTATATTTCATGAAGATCTTTTCGGAGATTGTCAAGTAAGAGGAGGTTTGATCCATGAAGTTCGATTTTTGGGATAACACGGTAACGATTAATGGTAAGAAACGCTCTCTGCATAGGATCGAAATGATCCTATTCATTCTCTTTATGGCTGGATATTTCGCATGGTTTATGTCACCATCCACGCATCATATCAAAGCAGAACCAGTACATGAAGTGACTCACGATGTAAACATCGGTGAACCTGTCAAGCGATTCTCCAAGGAGCAGCCAGTTGTCATTGAGAATAAGCCGACTATCGCTGAAGTCCTTGCAAGCCTCGATGAGGTTGAGTATGATGTATATACAGAACTCCGAAAAGAATTTACCCATGAGGTAAGCGTTGCTATTATGGGTAATATTTATCAGGAGAGCCACATGAATCCATATAGTGATGTTGGTTCAAGAGGTTTATTTCAGTTGGAAGGAGTAAGGCTCACAAAATTTATTTCATGGGCAGATGCAAATGGATATAATTACCATAATCCTCGTGCTCAAATCGCATACATGATGCGAGAGATGAAGAGTCGTGATATTGATCTTCGTCTGAAGGGTAAAGTGGGTCAAGAGAATCTTTCAGAAATGAAAGTATCCCCATTAAAGGGAGGATACGAAGAATTCAAGAATCTGAGAGATATCGAACTTGCGACTCGATTGTTCCAGGCAACATATGAGCGTGCCGGAACCCCAATGATTGATGATCGCATTGCATTTGCATATCGATATGATTCGATGATCCATCATCGTTAACCTTAGGAATAAAGGAGTGAAATACCTCCTTTATTTTTTATAGAAAGAGAGGTGAATGATATGGATGCTATTAAGGATTCTCTGATGAACAATTTAGTACTCCCAATTATTGTCTGCATTGGCTCATCCCTTTTACTTATTGCGAAACACTACATTGCAAAACTAACCGATAGTATTATTGCAAAAAATGATATTCAAATTACCAATAGTGAAATCAATACACGGAATGCAATTCTGGAAGAGATTGGTACACTTGTGCAATCCGCCGTATATACAACAATGGTTGCTGCATGGAAGCTAAAGAAAGAATCGCCCGATGGAACACTGACGGATGAAGAAGTACGAGAACTTCGGAATCGCGTCATGGATCTTGTGATCAAAGCGCTTCCCCATGCATATGATGATCCAAAATCTTCTGTCCTTGAACTACTTGGTGGTATTGAAAAACGCAATACTATTATCCTAAGTATGGTTGAGGGTGCTGTTGCAAACGCAAAGAATGTACTGAGCTGACACAAAAAAGAAAGGGGATTGAATCCCCTTTCTCTTCTTTATTACTTATCGAAAGATCCATCCCAGGAACGTAGATATTTTTCTGCCGTTGACAGTTTGATGTTGTATTTAATCGCCGTAAAATCGAGACCATTCGTCCGGCAGGATTCGACAAACTCCCGTCGACGAGCATCATCCCATTTCACATGATTTGCTTTGAATACCGCAGCTTGCTGTTGCATGGCAGAATTATCGGCGACCATATCATACAGCTCGTTATCATTTGTATTGATATCTTCTGTATTGGTATCTTCCTCTTCTAACTCATCGTAGGAATCGATGTCTTGATATTTGAAATGCTTCCGATTGTATTGACGATTCTTTTTTCCTCCCTTCTTGAATTTCTTCTTATCATATTTTTTCGGACGATAAGTCTCTTGCTGTGTGTTTTGCGTTTCGGACTTCACATATTTTGGTTGTGGGTTATATGAAGTTGCCGACGGAATGATGATGAATGGGTCTTCCGAAAAATCCGGTTTACCAGTAGGCAATATAATGGATTGAATCACAGAATCCACACTATTCATGATTGCCTCATCAGCGACACCGATGTATTTTATCAACTGATTTACATCGGCTGGGAACATGAGCTGTGGCAATGCATAGCTCGTATTTCCTTCATCGGAAATACACACGATGTTATACAATGTCGTATGCTCATGACCGCTGAATGGAATGACCAATACACTTCGATCGCTGAGGGTATACATATTTTGTACAACAAGTACTTGCCGTGTATACCGAACACAGCGTTCGAATTCACTTGGGATTGAGACGCCCTCTCGTTTGTTTCCGCAGATCGGATCATGCCACAACCAAAGCTGTCCTCTGCAGAATCGATGACCATTGTAAGCACCTATGATAACCATCTCCTCTAGCATTTATAATGTTTCCTCAAACTCCGACACAGGGATGACTTCTCGTTGTACCGCATTTTTTGTTTTGGCTTCAACATCATCCAATCCTGTTTGGAGTGAGCCGACCGACATCACTTTTCCGGTTCTCATGTCCGGAATGACCTGTAATGAATTTTGACGGAATGGGTGTGCGATGTATGTATATTCTTTGAATTCAGATTCTGCCTGATCAATGCGCCTCCGTTTTACTGCATTGATGCATAAGAATCGGCGGTTTGTTCCGGGCTGTATTTCAGTATTGATGATTGCCATCCAGTCTGCTGTCTCAACAATTTCATATGCATCTCCGACATGTTCGCGTCCGGATAATTTCGTAATATCAACTTTCCCTAAACGAACGCCCTGATCCATTGCGGCAACACCACTTCGATTGACCTGGTGGGCAGTGATTACTGGAATATCATTAATGACTGCTAGTGCTTTCAATTCATTGATGATCTTTGCCAATTCCGTCTTTGTTGTGTCTCCAGACGATTGTTCTGCTGGACGAATGCGTTTGATATAGTCGAATACGAGAGCAACACATTCTTTCCCATCTTCCTTTAAATCCTGAATGATTGTATAGAGTCCATCTGTGGAGATTTCACGATATGGGAAATATTTAATGATAATATCAATATTGGGTTTATCATTCTTCTCTTCATTCGCATCCAGCATATTTTCCAGAGAACTTTCATCTTTTTTCTCTTCTTCCTCAGAAGATCCTAATCCAAGAATGTCGGATAGTTTATCGAATGCTTCTTCTGGGCTATAGTTGGTGATTGGCTCATCAAAATTCATTGCCCACATACGCTCGATGGTTTCCGTAAATGTATTCTCCATCGTTACGTATAACACTACTGGTTTCAGACCTGGCGTTTTTGCTTGATAGCCAGGATTGAACTCGCGAATATGAAGCGTGCTCGTCAATAGAATACCAGACTTATAGGAACCTGGAGGCCCGACGTACACATACAATCGACCATTCATATATCCTGGTGACAATAATGTGTTGAGTCGGATAATTCCTGTTTTCAGTATAGAGGAAGACCCGGATAAACTATCAACCGTTTTTGTGACAGCGGCACGCACCGATGATACATCGCCTGTATCGAATGTTAACTCGGATGCAACCAAATTTGTATTGTATTGAATATCAACTAATGATTTGGATATTTTGAATAAATTTTCGGTATACTTTTTCAATTCTCCAGGCTTATTGACATCAATATTTGTGTCTAATAATTCCAGATAATTTTCTTTGTATGCCGCGATATATCCAAACTGAAGATTCTCTTCAATTAATTGCATCAACATTTTTGCTTCTGGTGCAGATACCGGTGTATTGGATTTGATGGATTCCGAGATCACTTTATCTTTGATGCCGTCAAATTCAGGATCCCGTTTTGCCAATTCAAAGATAAGATCGATGGTAACAACGCCGGCCAGCCATTGTTTTGCAATATATCGGATGGACCAAATCATTGCCAACATCTCTGCATCTTTTTTATACTTATCTTGATCAATTGCACAGAAGAGACGATATATATTTTTTACCGCTTTAACAGTTCGGAATCCGTCATGCTTCATAATGAGAAGATCTAAGATGCGTTGTAGAATGGAGCGTTTAAAGAACACTCGGATTTTATTGGGTTGCACCTCCGAAATATTTTGCAAAGACTTGGTCTTTTTCTGCATAATTCTATAACACCCCGTATTTCACACTAATTATAATTAGACCGCGATTTTAGAAATGAGGTTGAATCAACTTATGGAAGATATTAAGAAGCTTTATCAAGAAGCAAAGGCATATGGTGCCATCCATAGTAAAAGCAATTCTGTTCTTCGCAATTATACGGAAGCCGTTGATCGTATCGCATCCAATTCCCCGAAAGAATATATCTCAAATTTAGAATATATCATTTCTTCTTCATATGGGGCGAATACCTTTTCTTCCTTCTTGGAAAAGCATAAGGTTCCACTTTCCTATATCCCGAAGATTAAAAATGTGATCAATAAGCTGAAGAATAAGAATGAGGATAATAAGCTATCCGATACTTACAGTGACATGATCAGTGTGATGGAATCGTATGAAAATAAATATTCCAATTGCATGGACATGGCAATCTATTTTGAGGATTGTTTGGATGATCGGTATCTGGAAGCATACTATACAAACTTCCCAAAGCTTTCCAATAAGAATGTAAACATTTCTAAATTCTTAGAACGCTATGGAAATGGTTGTATTGCTGATATGATTGTGTATACGGAAGCAAGCAAAGCATTGCTTGAAAATGTATACGATCAGATGGTAGACAAGAAAAAGAAGCTATCGAACAATCAGTGGATTAAGGATAGTCTAAAGGATTTTTCCTATGTTGACAATGAGATTCTGGATGTCTTTACAAAGGAATCATTGGAGTATCAGGTCAATCAGTCATTGGAAAATAATGAGCGGGCATTCCGTGAATCCGTTATGATGGGAATGCAAATGGTTTCACCATTCACCGAATCAGATGTCCGGAACATGGAAGATTACATCCTTTATCAGGAATATAAACTCTGTGGTGCAAAGAATGAATCCGAACGTACTCTCATTATGGAATCCATCAATCGAACAAAGAAAGCATTGGAACCTCTCATGATTGAGGAAGATGTTGCAGATTCTGTGATTCCAATGCTCCCTGGAGCACGTGTATCAAAACCAATTCTTTCGAAGCAATTTACGGAAGCTTTATCATCGAATACGCGAAATAAGAAGACGGGAAAAGCCCCTGGATATCTGAGAAATAATCATGATCTTTCATACGGAGAAGATGATGATACGGATGATTCTGATGATGTCGGAGATGATATCTTTGGGGATCATATCGATGACACGTCCAAAGAAAAGAAAACATCGAAGACGGAGCCAGAACCATATCAGTATGATGATATCGATGATGATTCGCCAGATAATGCAGAAAAAGATAAACCTGCAAGTGGTGCAAATTATTACTACTACAATTACAACTATACGAATTCCAACAATACCTCCAATAAATCGCATAATGATTACAGTACGCATACAAGTCATGATTCTCATGATAAGAAGTATCATACAATCAATAATACGAATTCCAACAACGTGATGAAGACAGTAGATTCGCATAATCAAAAGAATGATAATTCGACCAACAAACGAGTTCATTCTCACGACTATGGCGATCATCATGAAGAATCTACAAACTACCAAGAAGGATTTTTTGGAGATCTTTTTGGTTCTTCTAAACCAGTCAATTCTTCTGAAAAACTTTTAGCACAATCATATGGTACTGATTTGGAAGATATTTATGATGGTGCATTATATAAAGTTGCATGTCATATTATGCGTGCAATTTTTGTCCAAATGAAACAGATGATTGAATCGGATCCACAATTCAAATGGATCCGCGAAAATGCATCAAATGCAATTCCAAATTTGAATAAGTATATTGATGATCCATCTGATAATTGGCATATTACATTCTATAAAGTGGAGCGAAATGGTAAGATTCAATACGATGCGCATTGCAATATATTCTACCAGGATTACCTAGACGAGATATTGTTTGATAGCAACGACATCGGTCAATATGAAGACGATGGAGACAACAACAAAGACGGATTCAGTTTGATTAACCGAGCATGCTATAATGTTGCGTTGGACGAATTAGACGAGCTACCATTTAAATATCATCTTGATCTTTATACACCGGAAGATGCACGTAGAGGGCTCATGTTTGAAATTCCAAATGATAGTGATACTATTATCGGATTTTATGGCATCAATTATGATGGATATAAGGATCTTTGGAAAGAATTTGACCCAGATCATTATCAGGAAAAGGTATTCACAGAAGAAGTTGGCGATGCAGACGACGATAAGCCAGAATCTGATAACCCAATCCGCGACACCATGATGGATATCGATCGGAAAGTTTCTGAAGGTATCGGAACTCTAAAACGTGGTGCTGGAAAAGTTCGTCAAACAGCACGAGTAGTTACGAAACCATTCAAACGTGTTCTCAATTTTATTGATACACAGATTGAAAAGTGGCGTGACTCCAATGAGAACGACATTAAGGAACAGCTGGCAGATCCACATCAGTCCAACTCTCTAATCAAAGCATTCAAGTCTGCAGTTAAGTATGGTGCTATTTACAAAGCCGGACTTCTACTCAACCCAATCTTTATCTTCCTTGCCGCAGCAAAACATCTGGATTCCCGCAATAATAAATTCCGTATTCGGAATGAGATGATTGGCGAGTTGAAGACTGAGCTTCAGGTGTTGGAAGAAAAGATTAAAGATGCAGATGCGAATAAGGATCGAAAAGCCAAGTACCAGATGATGCGTCTGAAGAATGAATTGACGAAGAAACTCATTCGTGTTGGTGGTACTGGCGATATGAAGAATATGATTTAAGGGGGTTCAATGATATGAGTTTATTTGAACGCGTATTTTTTGAAGCTCCAGAGGATGATCCTCCCGATATGACTCCTCCGGCAACGGATGATGCACCACCGGACATGGGTGGTGCAGATGATCCTCCTCCAGATATGGATGCTGGAGACATGGAAGGAGATATGGGAGATAACGATTATGGGTTCGATGATGGTACTGGTGGAGATGAAGATGATACCGAAAATTTGAATTTCGATGATAAAATTTCTATCATTATGAATCAGCGGCTCTATGAGAGATTTATCAAGCTCCATATGACGTTAAAGAATCAGCTGAAAATCTTTAATAAAAATATGGATATGATCGATACCATTTCAGACAAGAGCGATTACATTCTAACCTCTATGACAAAACTCAGTGAGAATGTGGAAGAATATATGTCAAATTATTTCATGAATGAAAATTACAGCAAGAATCTGTTATTCTTCAATAAATGCATCAACCTCTATAATCTCCTGCAACAAAACTTTGATAAAGAAATCAAACGCTATGCAGCTAATGAAAAATAGGGTGCATTTATAACAAATATGTAAGTTTGGTGGTATATAAAACAACTCTCGAATTTTTTACGTAAAAAAGGAGAATTACTATGGCAAATAACGTTGGATGGTTTTTTGAGAGTGGCGTGTCTGCTGAGAAGCGACTGGAAGCCACACCAAAGACAACATTCGGTGGTTTCACAGAAAGTGGCATTCAGTCGTTCGATGACCACTTCAAGGAACTCCAGGAACACTATAAGGAATCCACTGGCATCGATATTATGAAGGACATCAAGCCGATGCTTTCCGATCGTCAGTTTATGGAAAGCTATAAGGCGGATCTCATGGGCCCTGTCTTTGAAGCATTCAAGGCAGCATCCCCCAATGATCCACACGTCCAGGCTGTCATCGAGAACGTTTCACAGTTCTGGGATACGAAGGTTCGTTCCTATACTGAGTCTGCATCGATGACTGGGTATCTCCCCATTGCAACGCTCGAGTTCCCAGTTCTCGTTAAGCAGTTCTTCCGTTCCATCATCAAGGATATCATCGAGGTTGAGGCAACGAAGACCCCGAACATCGCAAAGCATATCCGTACAACCTACATGGTCGATGATGCAACTGGCAAGGAATACGAATATCCACGCTGCCTCTTCGATGGTACGTGGCAGAAGATTTGGGAAGCTCAGAAGGGCATTAAGATCAACAATGCAACGAAGGTTCCTCTTACCAATGGTCGTGTCTACAAGTATGACGTTATCACGAATCTTACGACGGGTACGGCTGGTGTTGACAAGCTTTCGTTCGCATTCAAGATCAATGCAATCAATATTGGTACGAATCGTTACACGATTCCTGGCAACGGCATTACGCTCGAATTCTCAACCGGCGGCACGTTCGTAAACGGTGATCTTGACTTTACTGCACCAGACGGCACAGTAATCGCCGATACCATTTCCGGTAAGGTCAACTTCAAGGCTGGTACGGTTGATATCTCATCTGCATCCGGTCAGGTTGATGGTGTGTACATTGAGGGTTATCTCTCCAATGAGAAGAATCTCCGTCATGCATCTGTCCGCGAGAAGCGCGATATTCTCCGCTTCACGATCGAGGATGGTGCACGTTGGAACATGCCTTTCTCCATCGAGGAAATCGAAGATGCAGCTGCTCTTCTCGATCTGAACTACTACAACCGCATGGTTGATGAGATCGTTAAGTGTCAGGAGACCAACGAAGGTCTTACGGTTATCAAGTTCCTCAATGATGAGTTCGCGAAGTACAATGGTGTTGCTCCCAACATCTATAAGCTCGAGTCGCTTGCTACGGTTTATGCCGTCAACATTCAGCCTCCTGCTTCCTTCGCTGGCGACCCCTTCAAGTATGTGAGCTCGTCAATTCAGTTCCGTCTCCGTTCTGTGATCCATCAGATCACGGATACGCTCAAGCTTGATGGGCTTAGCTTCATCATCGTTGGTAACCCAATGGCAACGCAGCTCATCTCTGAGTTCACGAACTGGAAGACGGTTACTGGTTCCACGGTTGGTGGTATCCAGGTCAACAACTCCTATGGTTTTGCAACCGATCTCGGTGCAAACGTCCGTGTTGTTGCAACCAACATGTATGATGCATACACGAAGGATCCCTGGACACCGACGACCAAGCGTGAGCTTGTTCTCCACATCTATGGCTATCCAACGACGAATGAGCATATCTCGTTCCGCCATCTCAAGTACACCTCTCACCTGCTCACAAGCCAGAACCAGACGGCCTATCAGAGCACGAATGCTCCGGGCGGTGCATACAACATCGTCACCGCAACATCCCGCTTCAAGGATATTTGCGTACAGGGTATTCAGGCACGCCTGATTCTCGAGCATAGCGAGACGGTTTATGGTACGGCACCTGCGGCTGCTGGTATCGGGGCACCTTGGGCTTAATCCATAATCTTATGAGGTGTTTGTGTAAAAAGGTGGAAGGGTATCTATTACCCTTCCTTTCTTTTTATATAACAAAAAGGAGAATACTATGAACGATGATATTTTTAAGATTGACATCGATAGTATGGTAACGGAATCTACGGATGATGTTATGAATCTTTCTGTCGATGACAATTTCAATGAAGGTGCTGATGATTGGTATCAGCGCATGGAAGACAATACCGTTCCAAAGGGAACAATGATTCAGACACCGGATGGATCTCTGATTGATGCATATGAGCTTCGTAACGATAAAACTCGTAAGAAGCTTGGTGAGCCACTCAAGGGAAAGTCGGTTAAGGAATCTGCTGAAAACATCAGCATCCCTCTAACTGGTACGAAGGATGAACCCACCGAGGATGCATATAATGCAAACCTCGCAAAGCTGAGAAAGTCATTCAATGATGCACTGGATGCCTTTGAAGCTTACAGCAAGAAGAAGTAATCCATTCGAGCAAAAAAATAAAAGGAGGGGAACGTTCCCCTCCTTTTTTATCAGTCAATCAGCTTTAGATGTAGCACGTAGGAAGATGCGGTGCAAATTTCCTTTTCTTCCCAAGCACCTTTCTCCTCATCTTCATGTTGACCAGTGGATTCTGTGTATGAAGGCGATGGAAATAATAAAGCGTGCATGCATCGCTCACATAATCCGGCTCTTTCCCTGCACCGATCAATCGTGCAATATAAATGCCGAGCGCATAGTTGAATTCATTTCCATTTGGACCAAATACGATGTGATCGAGATCGCAACGCACTTCCTCATCCATCATGTTGATGCGAACCCAATTGGATGAGAGTTTGTCCGACAATATCATGATATCAATCATGGTCTGAATCTTCGGATCGAGCTTCTTATATACCTCGATCACTGGCAATGAATGAAACAGTACCGGATATAGAATCTCAGGATCCGTAATTCCCATTTCCTTTTCCAGGAATACCGTTGCACCCGTTGCATGGAATTGCAGATCGCTCCAGAGATATTCTTCCGGAACATATTTGGCGATGATATCAATATTACTGCGAACATACTCTTCTGCTGATCCAGGGATAAAGATATCATCGATGATTTGTGTTTTCTCTTTATAATTTTCCTTCAACGTGTCATGTGCAAGAGCTACATAGCCAAGTTTGTGACGATTGACCGGATTTCCCAACAGCTTGTTGATATAAGTGGCGTAATCCTTCACCAACGTAATATGCTGCATGTGAGTACCATGCCATTTGCAACCTTTACGCATCTCATCATTCAATTTCAAGATATGCATATTCTGTATCCTCCTCTGAGTAGATCCAACATCCACATAATCTTTCCTCCTATGTAACAGATTGATTATGCCCTCCAATATTATAATATATAAATAAACGATCTATTGTAACTAAAAAATTATATATTATTAATAAGAGAGGAATATAAGTTGTTGATTATTAGAGGAGGATTTAAAATGGAAAAAATGGATGTGAATGGATTTAAGATCGCCATCGACAAAAATGATATCACCGTATATCATTCGCCGGAAATCATTCCGTTGGATACTCTGCATGATTGGCCGATAATTCAATGCAATGGAGATGCGTTTGACAATCCCATGGAGATACTTCGATCGGTTGATGATTTTGCACGCAGAATCAATACGTTTGGTTCTGAAGTCGATTCCATTACTCGGGATGGACGAGCTGCTGTAAAAATTGTTCACTATCTCAATGTATTGGTTTCTCGAATGAACGGATACATTGAAATGGTGGAGGATTATATTTCCAACCGCGAATATCTCGGCCAGAAAGAAATTCCGGACACCAGCAATATGTATGTGGTAGCCAACCGCATGCGTAAGACATTCGAGTTCTATGCGGCATGCACGACGGAACTTTATCGTGCTGGATATTTTACAGCTGCGTAAAAAATAATGGAGGGGATTTCTCCCCTCTTTATTTTTTTAATCAAATATCGTCTGATGTGCCGAGAATATTTTCCGCAGTCAATTTCTTTTCTCGCTCACTGAGCAACTCTTTGACATATTTCGGATAATATCCCGTTTGCTTTGGAAGCATTTCAACAAGATCGACAATCTCTTTATCCAGAAGATCTTCCAGCGTCCAAATGCAAATCAATGGAATACGCTCTTCATATAACATCAATGAATGATTATCTTTCATTGCCGTATTATAATATTTGAGTGCACGTTCATACCATGTCCCTAAATCCTCAATAATATTATTGATGATTGACGTTTCTTGACGGTTCATCCTCCACCGAGTTATGTCGATTACCGAATCCCTCTGTTTAATCGCATCATTTTTCCATATACGACCATTCCGCACAATCTCATTGTAATCGTCGCAATAGGCAAGTTTCAGGATATGCTCCATCATCCGTGCAAGTTTACTTCCACACTTATTGCTGTTTGAGTGTACAGACTCGATATAGAGTCGATCCAATTCTTCTTTTGCCACAATAATTTCTCCTCTCTGCATAAGATCGGCAATTTCAACTAATCGTTCTGAAATCGTTTTGAACTTCAACAACGCCTCATTATAAATTATTTCCGTTGCTTTGTCCACCTGGAATCTCCTTTCATAAATCTTTCCAATGTTTATCCTTCTTGAATTTCTTTTCAATCTCCTTAATCCTACGCTTGTGTTCCTTTTCCTGCGCCTTGTTGCGCTTTCCTTTGGAAGGATTCAGCCGAGCTGCAAATTCTTTCAATTCATCAAATAATTTACTCATGATAATCAATACCCCTTTCTATATAGAAATAATATATCATTCTCTGGAACTCAGTATTAATTGGGTACGCTCATAAAGATAATTTCTTGAAAGGAAGTGATTTATAGTGGCTCTTATCTTTGATGAACAATCCATGATGGATAGCAATGTATTCAAATATGAAAAACGATTAGCATCGGCAACACGCTTCCTGACATCTGCTGGAGCTGTACTGGTTCGTTACTTCAATCTTGCAGAGAATCGTACAACAACGGATCGCGGACTGAAGGATATTGATCAACTCTTTGGAAAACGTTCTCCGTTGCGATTCAATGATATCAAAAACTTTCCATTGTATGAATTTGGTCAAACCAATCCAAACAATACGGATGAACAACAGTTGGAAGATATTATCGCAGAGGGTGAATGTACCATCCAGCCTTCTACAATTGTTCCCCATCAGTATGATATGTTTATTCTAAATCATATTCGTATGTTTGCAATTTTTCAAGTTGTGGATGTGCAGTATGATAGTATGAAACAAAATGGTCTGTATAAGATTAAATACCGACTATTGAGTACGAGTGAGGAAACATTACACCAACTTGAGAATCAAGTGGTTGGAAAATATGACACGGATCTATCCTCCATGGGGACAGGAGTAAATCCAATCATTCAACAAGATGATTATATCCTCATGCGCCAACTTCGCAAAGTTGTTTCAGAAATGATTCGATCTTACAAAGCAATGTTTTATGATGCACGACACAACTGTTTCTTGTATCGCAATCCACAGACAGGAAGACGATTGTTTGATGTTTGTGGAAATGAATTTATGGCTATACACGGAATCATGAATGATGATAATTCGAATTCCGTTGTCATGTTGCATGGAAAAGTTCGAGAACCGCAGTTCCCAGCATTGTATAATTATTCCATTTATAAATGGCTGGAATTGGATGCTCCAAAGAATATGATTCAACAATTCCATTACATTCTTGCAGATACCATGAAGTATCCAACATCATCCTTTGGTCGATGGAATGAAATGGATATTGATATGATTTGGCCTATATCAATGCAACAAGCACGGTGCAATCATCAAGAACATTGTTTCTTCGATACCGATTTCGTTGATTGTGTGATTAATAATACTGCACCTGTAGATCTTTATCGAAAGTTTATTTTCGATTACATCAACAATCCGCATGGTATTTCAATCAAAGATGTATCGTTGAATATTGGAGATGGGCTATTCCAATCCAATCGAACCATTGATGCATTTTTATATACACCAATTGTGATCTACATCATTCGTAAAATTTTGAGAATGCGATAAAGGAGAATTATTATGGGAATTATCTCAATCGAACATCATCGTCCCCATCGAGGGAAAATCCATATGGGAAAGAATATGTTCATTGAAATTGATAATGAACGATTCTTGACCGATATTTTATTTGACCAAACAAAACTAATTCCAGTGGAACCTGTCGAAAAAGATGGGAAATGGATTACCATTGAACAAGCAATGGATGCTCCTCATATGTACCTTGTGAATGTTGAATTCAATAAGTGTGATGGAATTGCTCATGGGAAACATCTGAAAACATTCCTGGAAAAGGTTGAAGTAGATGAACGATTCCCCATTCTGATTACACGTCCGATCGTACGCGTTGTTTATCAGACCGAACATGCCGATGGAAGAGTACTACGCCGTTATTCGGATTCTTGTTACCTCAACCAATTCCAGACGGGAATCAATAATAAGACCGAGAATAATGATGAACTGATTAATGGGGAATTGATTCTATCATTCCGCGGGCGAATGGATTCGGTAATTAAAGAATATTCGCATGATTCACGCAATATTAAAGTTCGTATCACCGACATTAGTATCGGATATCCAATTGCGCATCTACGGCTTGGTCGTGGAGAAGTATTGAACAATCCGATCTATCATGTTGGAGAAGATGGTCATTTCTTTATTCATGATGAATTCATTCATGACAATACCAACATTCAGTCGATGGTTATTATTGACTCTTTGGAAGTGACGGATGTATTTGATATTGTTTCCAATGCCGTATTGAAATTCCGATTCAGTCTTTATCAGTCCGGATTCATTGTTCCAACCAAAGAAGACGATGTGCTCAATCGTATCAAAGGAAATATGCTCCAACAGAATAGTTATGATCGTGATATTGCATATCTCCGTGAACAAAATGATATTCTTCGGGTTCAAATGAATAGCATCTTTGATGAACTTCGTCAAATGCAAATAAATATGACTACTCTCATCAATAAAGTTGATTCTTTAGAGAATCGAATTTCAAGCATCGAAAAGAATAAGTCTTCGGAAGGTAATAAGAAGAAAACAAGTTTGTATGATCCTGACTTCCGGGAATATCATAAAGATCTAAGTCCATTTCAACCATAACGGTTGAACTCTGCCATAAGAAAGGATGGAATAAATTATGGATACACGTATTGTACTTGAGTGTCTCACGCAGAATGATGTCATGATTAAATATCAGGATGTTATTAAGCAGGATGATCGCGTTTTGGATGTTGGCAATGGTCGCTATGATCGTCGACTCAATTGTCCACGAGATCGTGCATATCTAAAGGAAGGATCAGATCTTCCATCATATGCACGTGATGCAATTCTTGCGATGTGGGGTCCAACGGAAACCGTGGAAGATCCTCCAACCGGCGAAGAGCCTCCAGTTGAAACAACGCTAGAAGAGTAAATAACATTGAATAAATAGAAGGAGGGAATTCCCTCCTTCTATTTATTTCCCATTCGCCATCATTTTCTCATACTCAGCACGAAGTTCTTCTGTCATCAGAATAACAATCTGGTATTCCTTAGTAATATCATCAATCTCGTTGGTAATGTTGATGATCTTATTTTTGATTTCCACATGCTGCTGATGCAGCTTGTTTAATGTTTCAGAATCAACTTCTTTGTGCAATTTAATCAATTCGATATTTGTATCCACAAGAAGCAGATCGAGATCTTGAAAAATTTTCTTCAGGATCTTTTCCTTTGCATCCAATTCCTGTTTCAACTTTTTCTCTCGTTCGAAAAAAGATTGTTGCTGATTGATTTTATCGATGACACCACTATCTTTTCTACGAATCAAGAGAGTGATAATGGAAAAAATTCCAGTCATAGCAGCAACTATGACAGTTGATAGATTCTCATCCAATGTCGTTCTCTCCCTCTCTATATAATACTCAACGTCGGACCAATGATATGAGTTGGCTCAGATTAAATTTGTATTCCTTGATGTTTCGATTTCGAATTTCCAGTTGCATCACAACAATGGAAATGAACATGAGGAATAGAATGATGTAGCATAGAATTTTAATCAAGAAGATTTCATTCAACTCATATGAATTGTTCGTGACAACCAGCAATCTTTTCCCACCAGCGTTATCGAATACCCATCGATAGTATATGTATTTTTGGAATTTTTCTCCATTGATTTCAACGAAGCCTTCGTTGTATGCTTGAATGGCTCTATTGATCTCCGGGGATGTTTTGATAAAACTAGCAGCATTTAAATGTGGATTATCGTCCGACGATAAAATGACTTCCGAAAGTTGGTTTAAATTCGAGTCGAATGATTCGATGCTCGTATAATAATAATTGGATTCTGTGTCAATATCACTGTTATACACTGTTGTTATATGTGCAACGGATCGATCAATATGTACAGGTGTTCGGAATGTTTCAGCATTTAGTGTATCGACATGGTGGATCAAAATGATCAAGGTAATTCCCATCAAGATGATTGGGATGAGTGGGTAGTTAATGTATTTTCTCATGATTCATCTTACTCCATTTTTAAGGTTTTTGTTAATATGGCAGTTCACAATACACGATGGAGGTGGTATGCATGAATTGCACATTAGACCAATATATGGGTCTATCCGCCTTGGAGTCGTGGTGGAGAAAATACAACCATCAAATCATCACCATCGATAGCCGTATTGGTTGTGGTGTATGGGATTTGTTACAATTCTTTCTTGGAAAGATTGGACTTGATCATCGGGAAGTCTGTTATCTCTCCTATAATCAAAAACAAGTATTGCGTTTAGCATATGGAAAGATGCATGCATATTACATTGATGGATTTTTATATGATTATAAAAAATCATTTGATGTTGATACATTGGAGGCAATCACGAAGAAAGATACACCTCCAACATATACATGGGTAAAATATCGAAATAAAAAGATTGATCCAAAATATAAATTGATTGTTGTGTTTGATGCAACATTGTTGACCAAGAAACAGATCAAACATTTATGTTCGTATGGATTGCCAATTATCCTTCTAGAAGATACTAAATTAATTCCTGGGGATCAATCCTATACATTTTTTCATGACGCAAATATCGTATTACGACAAATTCATCCTTGGTATACCAATCATCCAATTGTTCATTTTGCACATCAAATGTTATTGGATGTTCCATTAAAATTAGGAAACTATGATGGGGTAAATATCATTGGAAAAAGTAAATTGAATTTATACAATATGAAATCATCGAATATGATTATTGCATTGAACGATGATACCCGAACGATGATCAATCAAATGTATCGCGAAAAAGTATTATCTTGCAAAGATAGCGTAACAAAAGTTGGAGAACGATTGATTGTTACAAAAAGTATGTATGATCATATTCTAGAGAATTCAGAAGAATCTCGTGTAAAGGTATATCTTCACAAGAATGTTGTTGGATATGTTTCGAAAGTGAATAAACATGCGCAGATTACCCGATGGGTTCCAATTGAATTCAAATTGGACGAATATGCAGAACCATTTGAAGATATCTCATTGGATCGATATATACTAAACCATATCGATGGTGTTTCGAAACAAATCATTCCAGACGATATTTTAGAAACAGAATATGCATATGCATTAACCCCAGATCGTGCACGATATCATACATGGGATAAAGTTCTATTACTATTAGAACCAACGGAGTATGATGACGATCTTCAACGAAGTTTATTGTATACTGCAATTACACGAGCAGAAAAATTTGTAAATATTGTCATATAGAAGAAGGGGTATCATACCCCTTCTTCTATCTTATGATTTTTCTCAATGGCTTCTTTTTTGTACTCAGATACTTTATCCCCAATATTTTCTTTTAAGAGATTATTCATTTTCTCTTTTTCTTTTTCAACTATTTCATGTTGCTTTCGTTTTGCTTCGCCGCGTTTTTTATAATTCACGACATATGTTTTCAATCCAGATTTAAGATAATCCATTCCAACATTTTTCAACGAAGAGGATAGATCTTTTCCTCCAATCATGGACTCTGCAACTTTTCCTAAAACATTCGCAACGTTGGATGATTTTCCATCTTTGTTGATTCTTCCAAGTGCATCGGAAAGAATTTTTCCAGCAATTGCGTTACGTCCTCCACCAAAGCAGCCGCCCTTCCCACTGAAGATGTCAACAAGATCTTCAACAGACCCAAAGGTTCCTTGATTTTCTTTCCAATCTTTCGGCGTATTATTATCATCCGAGTTATTAGCAGATGATTTAATCGGAGATAGTTTTCGTAGAATGACATGCGTCCCAGCGTTCATATACGATTCGCCATCAAGTTTGATGTAATGATACGCGTATACAATTCGATATTTGTTTTCTGCATATTTTGTTTGCATCTTTTCGTCCGTGAATACAAACTGCACAACATGATTTGGTTTGAATATACCAATATCAACATCAGATAATGTTAGGTGTACGGAAGATGATTTTTCACCTTTCCGTGTTTCAATGATGGATGAAATGTATTTATGATTATCTTTGATGAATGTCGTAAGTGCTCCAGTATCTCCATCTTTTTCACCGTTCACCGGTGTTGTTGTCGTATCCGGTTGGTTTTCAATATCACTGGTATCTTGTACAATGATTTGAGATGTAGCACCTAGTCCTGCCATACTGGTATCATTTGAATTCCCAAATTTTACATCCGATGCACGTGTCGAGATATAGTAAGAATCGTTACTTGATTTCACAACCATTCCATGACCGGGCATTGCAGAAGAATCTCCATTCACCATAATGGTGATGTTTGTCATTTCTCCATCCGCTTTCGCAGAAGAAACATCCCCACTATCCAAAATATAGAGAGTATCATTATCATAGTAAATGATGGCGCCAGACTCATACATCCCATAATATTGATCGAGGAATAACAGATTGCGGAATACTGGATTTACGGGTAACAATACTTCTTTGTAGATTTCATCATTTTGCATCTTACTCATCAATACTTTTTTATGTCCACTCTGTGTAAGCATATGAGCAACCATTTGTTGTACTGTGGCTTCGCTGTATACTGCATTGAATGAATAGCGAGATGCATCCATCAATTGTTTGTCCAATAAATATACATCGAGGATATGCTGGGATTCGTAATAATTTTCTTCAAATATTTCTGTTTTTCCCGTATTCTCGGCATCGATGGAAGAATCATCATTTGCATGTAATCGAGATTCCAGACTTCCAACATCGATACTGTCGTCGGAGTCGGATAAATATAGATTGAATACTTGATTCCATAATGCGGCAGGGTTTGAAATAATTTTTTCATCTTCCACACTAACCCCGATGCGATCTACTTGAAACTTTACTTGAATATTCTTTTTGTTTCGTAGAATCCATATTCGTTGGCGAAGATCTAAACGAAGTGTAATTTTTATGACAGGCATGATGTTGAAATCATAATTATTCATATACTCAATGGATTGAATGTTCGATGCATTTAATTCAATCTTATCATTCTCCATCATAAATATCAATGTTGGAACTTGATATTTTGCATAATACATGACTTCGCCATTCATATTGCGATTGTTATCATCGTTCGTTGTAACAAGTTCAAGGTTCTTTAATACTCCACCGATTTTTGAATTTGATATGACCGATCCCAACGAACGACTTCCTGTGCCAAGAATACCGAATGTTGCTCCTGCTAATTTCTGATCAATATTTCCAACGATTCCTCGAATCTTTTGAAGCTTCTTTTGAATGGCGTCATTTGCCTTCTGGGCAAGTTTTTCCGTCGCTTGCTTTACCAACTTATTCCCAAATTTTCCTAGATTGGTTGAATTTTTAAATGGAGTAACCGATAAAATATTTCGCATATCAGTCTTTAATAGATTCCCAATGTTCATTTATATTTCACCTACTTATCCCATTTTTCACTCAATTCTTCCAATTGTTTTTCTAGGAAATTGTGTAAATTTTTATTTAATACATCCAGGTTACGACTGCTATTCATACGACTCGTTTCCATGTCTTCCTGATTTTGTAGTGTACCGAGTATATTTGTCTTTCCGCGAATTTTACTATCGAAACCGTTCAAGGTTGTATCGATGTGTGCGCTGATGGTTGGCTTTGCGTCCTTCTCTTCCATCTTATAATTTCCATATGTGTATGGATCTTGTTCCGTGGTTGTTAACTTATGGGCAGCACCAACATTCCCCCAACAACTTGATTTACTCATCTGCTTATCAACCATAGCTCCGACATTACCGATTGTTCCCATATCGATCTTAGGATTTTTTATGTCTAATCCGGCTCTAGATAGTATGGTAGAAAGACGTTCTCCTCGGGATACCAATAGTTTCGCAACAGGAAGATTCAATTCTTTCAATCCAAGCTCCAAGCGACCATTGATATCTTCGACACAATTTTTTAGTAATTCTGAAATATATCCACCAAGGATTTCTCCTAAGAACCCTTTTCCCAACTGATTCGTAACAGAACCCATGACGGATTGCAATCCTTTGTTGAGGGTTGTTTTTAAATTTCCCTCTAACTGGGTTGTCAATTCTTCTACTTTATGAGTTGCTTTGGTTACGGTTGACTGGATAATTTCTTCGCCTTTTTTCTTCAAATCGGCAATTACTTTTTCACGATCTTTCTTTAACTCTTCTTTTGTTTTATTTTTATTCTTTGGATCTTTTCCAGGATCGATTCCGCCATTTATGATATTAAGAATTTTAGCGGTCCCGACATTCTGATTATCGGTAATTGATCCGACAATTTTATTATCCCCTTCACGAAATACCCCTGTACAATCGCCAAGAATTCCATTGGTGATGCCAGCTTGGGTATCATGGAATAGAGTTGATGTTACCGTTTTATTTTTTTCTTCATTCAATTCGACGAGATTTGATGGCGGCTTTTTTGGAGCCGATTCAATTTTCTTTCCAAGTTTATTTACTTCATATTTATTGATTGATGATTGTGATGCTACATAAGAACTCATTGTTGCACTATACTTTCGTCGTTTTTTAATGGACACGACAAAAACCTCCTTGTAATAATTCTAACATACGGCATACGAAAGGAATTTACGATTATGGATATGAATCATATTATGAAAGATCATCTTGGATTTCATGGCGGGCTGATCGGTGAACTTACGATTGGGGAAGGTCCATATCAGGTGGAATATACCGACCCATATGGACGCCCTTCCTATTATACAAGATTTCGAAAAATTCTTGATCGTAAGGAAAATACATTTTTAATTGGCGGATATCAGTGGGTATTCGGGAAGATGTTCAATATCGGAGTCGATACCAACACAACACTTCGCGTTGGCGACCTGAATGATGAAGCTCCCCAGATGAAGATTGGAGTATCTCGCGCCAACTATAAACATCCATATTATGACAGCGAAGCAACCAGTGGAGGAACATATGGAATTCGTTCCGGTGTAAATATCCCTGCATTGGATTACATTTGTGGCTTTATGGTTGGTGATGGTGCCACGGGCGAAGATAACGTCACAGTTATTGTTCCAGATTATAAACGGCGTTCATTGTACCATCCAATTCCATTCCGTATGTCAAATGATGGATGGAGCCTTGAAAAAACAAAATATTTCGGGAAGACAAAGACGTATAGTAGCTCCAGTGGTAAAGATGAGGTTATTTCCTATTATCTCAAGGGATTTGAAAATCCGCAACCTCATATCGTTCACTATTGGGCATCGGATAACGATGAAGATCTTAAGACAGTCGACGATACGGTATTCACATCAACATCAACCACACCAATTGAATCCTTTGTCGAGATGAATCTTTCCATTGCGGAATCGGATTGTCGCGGATATTTTACGCAAATGAATGCACTTCCACGCATCAGCGAATTTGGGCTCGTTCATGGATGGTATGATTCTGCTCAGATGGATGCATCTGGATTACAGCTTGTTACACATTATACGCGTACTCCAATTCTGCTGGAAAAGGGAGACGTCATCAATATGCGTTATCGTATTTATGCGCGATAAAAGGATGGGAGGAGAATTCTCCTCCCATTTATTGAGGAGATTATGTAATGTATGGAACAGACGTTGAACGAGTTCTACTAACGGTTTGCAAAATTAAAGATTTAGCAGCAGATAAACTGGCAGAGCTCGGTACAAAATCCATGTATCGAATGGAGACCATTCCCCATTCACATAATGTCCATGTTGTTATCAATGGTGGACCTCATGGACATCCAACCGGAGCACATAGTCATGATCATTGGTACACAGGACATAGCCCGACGGGTGGAACCGGGATGACTGGTCATGTATCGGACCAATTAACATATCCACAAGATTATTCCGATGATATGAATCCCGACCATCCACATACACAAAGTAGCATTATTTATGAGCAAGAACATGAAGAGGTATCTATGCAGTTCGTATCAGAACTGTTGCTCATGAAAGATCAGTTGAAAGAAGATGCTGGTCGTATGGATTCCATTTCACAAGATATGTATACAGATGCAAATACATTCAATAACACCTATGGAAGTCCATTCCAAGAGATAAAAAATCTCATGAATAAATTGGAAGATATCAAAACGTATACAGATCAATTGGCAATTCTACAATGGCAAAGCCAAAAGCTTGTGTTGATGAATCTACTCAGTGTTGTTGTATCTTATGCAGTCGAAGCAAAATGCGCATTGATGATCAATCATGATTTTGCACAACGCGGATATGATGATAAATACAATGGAAAACGATCTTCCATCGCATGGGATTCTTTCGAGCAAGGTGCAACGGATGGAAATCGTCAGGACAATAGTCGTTCGAAGAGTGGTGTACGAACGAGTGGTGGAAGTGTTCAGTAGGAGGTAATCATGAACGAAGAACGGTTTCAAATTAAACCAGAGGGTGTTCGTTATATTTGCGAATTCTGTAACGAAGGCGAAATGAAATTCGCCCCCGAACGACAGGAAGATAATGGACCACTCTATGCACATGTGTGTACGAAATGCAACAAAGAAATGTTACTACCGAAAGTGTATCCATACATTGATTGGATACCAGTGGAAGGAGATTCACAATGAAACAACAGGCATTTATTATGCTGATGAAACAGTATGCTGCTGATGTAAAAATGGGCCCCATCCCGGAAACAATTGCATATCTGCTTCGAGAAGAGGTGCCCAACAGAGAAATTCTAGCAGTGAAGCATATTATCACCGACGATGATCGTGTCGTGATGTATGTACAAATCAATGATGATCTTTATCTCATGCCAGACCAATCACATTTGGAAGACTTCCTTGAAAGCACATACAATGAAGATCTCAAAAAGTATACCATTGAGTTCGCAAAGAATTGTTTCCGTGGTACAGATCCTGTTGATCCAAATTTTGTGGAATTTCCGGCAGGATATCGCATGCGATAATATGAGGTGTTGTCATGAGTACAACAACGCATATGACTGATTTTATTACCAATAATTTGAATAATAATATTAGTCTGAATAAATTTTATCGAACGTTACTTACGGTGGATTCCGAAGATTTATCAACCATCACCCGTATCCCATATGATGATTTCTTTACCCGATATGCTGGTCCATTATCACAAATCACTGTTCAGTATATCGTATTGCCAGAATATTTTTATCAACCAAAAACCGTAAGCCAGATGATCTATGGAACGACAGAACTTTGGTTGGGGTTACTACGTCTGAATAAAATGCGAAATATCACAGAATTCAAGCAGGATATTATCAGCATCTATGAACCAGCGCAACTATCTTCATTGATTAAAATCTTTTTCAATCGAGAAAAAATATTTTGATGGAAGAGAGGGATCAATCCCTCTCTTCAATTATTCGTCCACGGAAACCGATTACATAAAGTTACTTAAATAAGGAAGGAACGTTTCCTATGGCAAATATGATGAAAGATCTGATGTCAAAACTATTGGGAAATATTTCCAATGATGTTGGAAATTCCGTGACAGATGATCTGGATGAGGTTTCCTCAAAATTTGACCAATCGTTGGACAATGCACTTGGTCAGTTCAATTCACAAATCTTTGACGATTATGGGTTCATTAAAAAATTCCAAGATATGAATTTGGACAATCAATCTGATAAGAATACCATAAAGTCGACACTCAATAGTTTGAAGAATGAATACATTGATATGTCATCCTTCAATCAGGCGGAGTTGCTACTTCGTCGTGACATGCATAACATCTGTATGCAGATGCCAGAAATGCGCGATGTTATCTATGTCATTCGAGATGCAATCATTGAATGTAATATCGCGACGGGAGAAGTAAGTCGTACGTTAACATTTACAAATGCGAGTGATGATGTTGAGAAGTACATCGCACAAGTAAAGGAATTGGAAGAGCGTTTTGATTTACAGCAGCGTACCAAGAATACCATTATCCCAAAAGGATTGGTTGCAGGAGAACTTTGTGCCCACGTAAGTCCATACTCAAAATTATTTGCACAGATTGAAGCCATTGCAGATTCAAAATATTCGCAATATCGTCACCAGAAGAAAAATCGAAGTACACCAATTACAGAATCAACTTCATTATATAGTGATGATAATGTAAAATTATTCACGGAAACGGTAAAAGTTGAATTGAAAGCATCGCACGAAGATAAGATGCCAGAGGTCAATAAGGATGAAATAAAGTATATTTTGGAGCACATTAATGTTTCAAATTCTTCTCTATTGATTGCAGAGTTGGGTGTTGATGGTGCTCGTGCCATGCTCGAAAAGGAAATCCGTAGTCGACGATCATCCGAGCAAGTATTTACGGAAGATTATGAGGCATATGGTGGAAACAAACTAGCGGCATCAGTATTTGGATCCATCGATGACGATGAAGTAGATTACAAAGCATACAAGGATCTCAAAGGCTGTCATATTAAATATCTTGATCCGATGCGAATGATTCCAATTCGCATGGACTCCACTGTCATCGGATACTATTATGTGACAACCACGATGGATCTTGCTGTCAATCCAACACAACCCAATGGGATTGTCGATCTTTCTTTCCAAAATTATACACGCAATAAGAACGTTGTTGATCAATTGGCAGGTATGATTTTGAAATCATTTGATCGTACGATGTTGGAAAAGAATATCAATCTGAAAAATGAAATTGCCCAAGTAATTTTAGCACATAAATTTGCGGAAGGTAAACTATCATTTATTTATATCCCGGAAGATGAAGTTGTTCGTTTTGTCATTAATGAAGACGATCAAGGAAAAGGGCATGGAGTATTGGAACCGTGTCTATTCCCTGCACGAAACTATCTAATGCTGAATATGTTCAATCTTCTTTATACGCTGAATAATACAACGACGCGTGTTCATTATCTACGTTCTTCTGGGTTAAATAAAGATTATGCACGGCAGATTGAAAAGACCATTCGAAAATATGAAGCAAGACGAATTACAGTTGATGATGTATATTCATATCAAGGTGTGTTGAATAAAGTTGGTGGTATCAGTGAAATGGTTCTGCCTTCTGGTCGTGGCGATGTAAAGGCAATCGAAACGGATACCATTGAAGCTGTCAATCGCCCATTCGATACCGAGTATCTGGAACATCAGCGTCGTCAGGCAATTACTGGTACCGGCGTTCCTCAGCTATTGGTGATCAATGCAATCGATGAAGTTGATTTTGCCAAGACATTGGAAATGGCAAACGCTCGCTATCTTTCTACTGTATCTGCTTACAAGATTGACTTCAATCGTGGAATGACCAAACTCTATCAACGAATCATGAAATATTGCACGGATATCGATGATTCGATTATTCAAACATTCCGATTTAAATTCAATCCAGCAAATCAGCAAGAATTGAATATTAATGTCGATATGATTAACAACTTCAATACAATGTATGAGTTGACGTCATCTCTTTTCTACGGTAAGAGTGATCTGGAAAATGAGAATGGTGACCCAACCGCAAAACAGATGATTCTCAAACGTGAGCTGGCAAAGAAATATTTACCACAACTCGACTTTGATGAATTGGAAGAAATCATTACAAAGGTATCCATTGAATCCAATCGGAAACAGTTGGCGGATAAAGTATCAGAGATTCGTATTGATAATGAAGAAATTGATGATGCAACCAAAGAATAATTTGGTGGGTCTAGAAAAGGAGAATTAAAATGGAAGATGAAAAGTTTGAAGATATTGAAGATATGGATATTGATGGTTCCAATAATGAACCTGTAGAAGATGAAGATAATGATGTGGATAACATCGAAATTGATGAGGATGTACCACCATCAGAAGAGCCAGTAGAAGATGATGCTACGGAAACAGAACCAAATGTATCAGAAGAAGAATTGTTTAATCAACTGAATAAGCTTTTTCTTCCAGTGGTGCGGATGCAGGATGCAGAACAGCCGGTTCAAGAATCAGCTGTAGTAATGGAGAAGAATGTATTCTGTCTTGACGACGCAACCAAGGTTGCGCAGCTTCTATCTCTATGTGCCATGTTGATTGCAAGGGCAAAAGATACTGAAGCATATAAGACGTATATCCGTGCATCGGAAGAGCGTCGCAATGCAAAGATTGATATTCAGAATGCAGAAGCTTCTGAAGCCAGAGTTCTCGCAACAAAATACCTCAATACCCTTTCAGCGAACAGTGATGACGAGGGTGCTCGTGCTATTGGTGTATCTCTTCTCAAGGAAATGTAAAAATAAGGAGGAGGGAATTATCCCTCCTCTTTTATTATATTTTTTTATTGATTCGATAAAAAGAAAAGGGGAATGATTCCCCTTTTCTTATACGGTTGGAAGATTTAGTTCCTGAATGCGCCGCTTGATTTCATATTCAATTTCCTGGTCGCGTACTTTCTTTTTATAATCATTCACAGCCTTTTGAATCTTCTTCTCTTCACTCGGTGTGAATTTCTTCTTGTCCGATTTCATTTTCAAAACTCCTTCCGGAAAATAATATATTTTATGATAGGATAAATCATTTCGTTACCATCAAAATATATAAACACGAATAAGGTTATATATTTTATTAGTAATCGTTACATTATTCTATAAAGTTCCAAGCATGCATAGGACTAATAGGGAGGTATTGTTATTATGGAACAAATGTCGACAGTAAAATGCCCCAATTGCAATGAAGAATTTGGGGTGCAGGTGGAGTATGAAAACGATGCTCCATCCGTGCGTGCACGAATTGCACCGAGTGCAACCATCTATGAGTATAAGCTCAATACGAAGCAGATTGTAACATATCTGCAGAAGAAGGCACAAGCATATCGCGCCGATGCAAATCTGCTTGTAATCCCATCGTTCTTCAAATCAAAGACAAATACGTATTCCTATCTCCATCTGTTATTCAATGATGCAGATGGCAATCGGAAGGCAGATGACTTCTATACATCATTTGAAAGTATTGGAACAGATGCCGTCAATATGAGTAAGGATCCTCTGTATAAGATGATTCAGAAGTATATGCTCAAGGTTGACGAGTGGAGATCGGTACTCGGTTCTTATAAGAAGTCTGTGGTTGCCGATCGTTTCGGTATGAGTGAAGATGAAATTCGCTCCATGCTATCATTCGCACTTCCGCGTCGATTTAAAACGAAATCAGAAACATCAAATCGTATCATGGTCAATGTCGAAACGATTAAGGTAATTAAAGATATGCTGGAAGATCCGAATTCTGGGAAGATCAACGGTGTTGTTCGAATTGACAGTACGACACACCTTCATGGCGATGATGCAGAATTCGTTGTTCGTGTATATCCAGAAAACAATGAAGTGGTCGATGATCCGCTGATTCGCAAGATGCTCGGCGTTTAATTCATCACGATTCATATAGAAGGGGATACTATCCCCTTCTATATTTTTTATTCATAGGAGAAAATTTGTTATGGGTAATGGTCAACATAAAGTTTCTATTCTTAAACGGATCGGTTTGGCAATGTTGCTCGTTGTTGTGGCTATTTCATTTACATTTGATTCTATATGGAATCGATTTATATCATTCTTCAAACGGAAGTAAAATAGAAGGAGGGAAGTTCCCTCCTTCTATTATTTTACTTCGAGTATTTTGTTTTTGATGGAAATAAAGATATCAGCAAGTTCTGGATCAAATTGGGTGCCTGCTTTATCTTTGATTTCTTGAAAAATTTCATCATCGGTCATTTTGTGTTTGTACCCCTGACCATCCTTCATTGCGTCGAACGCATCAATGATTGCCATGATTCGACCTTCGATTGGTATGTTTGTTTTGGATAATTTATCCGGGTATCCCGTTCCATTCCACCATTCATGATGGTGTCGGATAAAATATCGTGCTGCTTGTAGAAATTCATTTCCCGGGTATTTACTGATCAGATTTTCTAGGATGCTATCTCCAATAATAACATGGTGTTGGACGTCTCGATATTCGGTTTCATTCAGCGAGGTCACTTTATTCAAAATCGAGTTTTTGATAAAGATCATCCCGATGTCATAATAGACAGCGGATTCTTTTAAAATACGGGTGTCCTTCTTTAACAGTTCCATCTTATAGTTGGACGATTTCGTGATAATTGCATCAATAAATAATTTTGTATATTTTAGTATTTGCGATTCCTTCGCAACATACTCTTCACTATTCTTCACAAGCGTATATACGAGGTTGCTTAACGCGCGACGTACACTTGTTTCTTCTGATTCTTTCTTATTCTGTAGATTTTCATACATACGTATTCGATTTTCACGAACAAGTTTCATGTTGTGTACATAATCGATGTATGTTTTCATATTGCAAACTAAGAACTTGATGTCAGAACCAGGTTTAAAGTGAATGATTCCAAATAGATTTAACTTTGTATAAATTTCATCATATTTTCGATCTGGAGCTACCAATACAATTTTTTTATCATTGTATAAATGAAGATATTTCATTTGCAGAAATTCTTCTTCATTGTCAATGATTGGAGCATGGATGAAAATGATGTCAACCGGTTCAATTTTATTTACGGTATGGACATCGTTTACATATTGAATTCCGAGGTTATATTCGAGCAAATCATCGCGGATCCAATCATCGACTCCGCGAATCACAAATAATGGATATACAGTACACATGATTTCCACCAACTTTTTAATTGATATATGCCGAATGAAATTGAAAGGAGAGGATAGCGTTGATTCGTCGTAATCCAATCGATACACCAAATACAGCAAATCAGGATGTAACCAAAAATTACTATGATTATGAAGCTGTTCCTGATGCAGCATATGGAAACCATTTAAAGAATACATTCTGCGCATGTAACACATCGGCATCTCACACATATGGAAATGTTATGTCGGTAGTCGAACAATTTCTTCTACAGTCTTTTCCAAAGGATATGTTCAAAACGGTAACAACATCCACAACATTATCTCCGCGACAAATTACACACTTACCAAATCAATTGCATAAACAGGAAGTACCAATCATGGTATTGATTCCGCGCATCGTATTCGGTCAGGATGAGAATCGTTTCCTTGGACATACGCAGATCAATAGTAAACGAAATTATACGACGGGAATGTGGGGTGATGGTGATTTAATTCCGCTTGCCGAAGATAAGGATAAGAAACTTTATATTCATGGGCATTACAATCGAGCCGTTATGTATGTTGATGTTGTATGTAGCTTCCATACATACTCGGAACAAATCAACTTTGTATCGTATATTCATAATATGTTACCCGTGGGACATAATCAATTTATTCGTGCTCCACTTGAATTGTATATTCCGGAAGATTTTTGTTCCTTGATATCGCACTATTCCCATGTTCCATATACGGATGATGATGTTCATAATTTCCTATCTTATATGAATAAAATTTTCCATCATCCAATTACCTATAAACTCAAAGGTGGATCCAATTCCAATGAATTCTTTATGTATTATATTGCAGATATCGATTCCTTGCTTACTGATGTTGCATATGATCAGGGTATGAAAGATGGACAGATTCGTCGGAACTTCAATGTATCTTTTACGGTGCGATGTGAGTTTAATACCATCGGATACTTTATGATGAATTCGCCTGAGATCAAAAAGAATATCCATATTGCTCCGGTTGATGGGCGAGCAATTGTTCCGATCTTTACTGATGTGATCAATTTGGACGACTTCATCATTCCGGTTGGTTGGAGCATATTATCGTTTCCAATTTTCAAACTAATGCCTGGAGATAAATCGATCTCATTTGATAATGTATTGAATGAATCTTTGCGCGCATGTATTGATTATCATTTGGAACGAAATATTCCAATGGATACATTTATTACAATTCAATTCCGAGAAAATGGAAAGATTCTGCAAGATGAATTGTATACTATCGATTGGAAAAAACGAATGATTCATATCCCTCTTCCAAACTATCATCGAACCTACCGATTGATCATTATAACTTCCCCAGTGTATGTGAATGAATTGATTGAACAAATTTTCGATTTGGAATAAAATAGGAGATGGAATTCCCTCTCCTATTTTTTTATCGTATAAATATCAAATTTGAATATATATTATTACAATAGAGAAGAATAAAGAATATCTATCTTATAGGAGGAATTTACCATGATGCTTATTGGGCTTGGTATGGTTACTGGGCAGTCGGAGCAACTGTAGATCTTGTAATGATCTCGAAACGTCTCGGTAAACCAGTTTCACCCGCCGGTGCAATGTATTATTGCAAACGCGTAAATCCGATTCATCACCCGCAGTTTGTGCATCGGTTTATTCATAACGGTATGGCCTGTTTGAACAACATCGTGTGATAATGTATCGAGTTAAACAAGGAGGAAAATAGGATGCGAAAAACCCTGAACAATTTCAAAGGTGTTTACATGAAGATTATCGGAGAGGCTCCCGATAATGTCGGATGGAACACCACTCGCTGCCGACTTGTGTTCAAGTACGGGAACTCGACGTTTGATGGCCACGGCCCTGAGCTCTATGTTCGGGATGGATTGCTGACAAAGTCGATTCGACTGAATCAGTACACAAAGCTGTTGCATGATTTCGATCCCCTGGATACGCGCCCGGAGACGAAATATTACCTATCCAATATCATCAGCATCATTTCCGAAGTCTATAAGGCAATGGAAATGTATGTGCCGGATGTGGCATAATAAGAATATGGAGGGTTCAAAAACCCTCTTTATTTTTTATTGAAATATTATGATCAATAGAATAATATATTCTATTAATAACTGTGATTATTTTAGGAGGGAATGCTCTATGTTTACTGAGCTTGTCGATGGAATGAATTATATGGTCTATACTGCGTGTGTGATTGTCGTTTTATTCATGGCAATTATGTTTTATACCGATATGAGAGATGAAGATTGATGAGGATTTTATGTATTGCAGATATTCATATCGGTACCATTAAAGATACCGAATATGTATATGATGTATTGAAAGATATCTTCTATAAGGAGATCGTACAAAATAAAACAGATGCGGTTATTCTGCTAGGAGATTATTTCCATCGAAGTTTACGAATCAATGAACCATTTACAAAATTAGCCATTAATGTAATGGAAACGTTGGTGCGATGTTGTAAACGGACAAATACGAAACTTCGATGCGTGTACGGAACAGAATCTCACGATGCAAATCAATATGGATTGTTTCAATATTTTCTCAATGATAAAAAATTAGATTTCAAAGTTATTTATACTGCATCCGAAGAAATGCTATTTGATCATTGTCCTGTATTATATCTTCCTGAAGAATACATTGAGAATAAAGAGTCTCATTATGGAAAGCTATTGTCCAAAAAATATCAATACATTTTTGGACACGGAATCATTGTCGAAGGAATGCCGGCACTGAAATTTGATGCATCAATTAAATCAAATGAAAAATTTGTATACCGATGGCATTCAGATGAATTATCTAAATTATGCAAACAATGTGTGTTTGGACATCAGCATAAACCGACGTCAATGAAGAATGTTCATTATGCAGGCTCATTATTCCGAACTTCATTTGGGGAGGAGGAAACAAAAGGATATGTAATATTACAGGATGATACGTTCCAATTCATACCGAATGATAGAACGTATGTATATAATACGTATGAGGTTCCTATCACGAGTGATGTATATGAATCTCAAGAAAAATTACTATCCTTCATTCACTCAATCAAATCCGAAAATAGTGATCTGTTTAACGGCAATAAGACAGGAAAGATTCGTATTAAGATGCAACTACCACCAAACATTTCAGATGCATTTAAATCGAATTTGCAGAATGTTTTATTGAATGAGAAAGACATTTCATTATCCTTCCAAGAAACGACTGTGGATGATCTAGACCTCCATGAGGAAGTAGATATTGAATATGACTTCATTTTAGATAGATCATTATCCATTGCTGATAAACTCTATCAGTATATAAACAAGGAATATCCCAACAGTGGGATTTCCAAAAAAGAATTAATTCCGTATATCCTATAGGAAATCGTTGAGAGAATATAAATTCTCTCTTTTTTCTCGAGAAAGGAAGAAATCAATTATGACTATTAAGGAACTTATTCTGGAGAACGACAACTTTGCACACAGCGAAGAGGCATTTGAGATCTACAAGGAGAGTGCAGAGCTGAATGTTCTTAATGCATGGATCGAATGCCAGCATCATAAGGCGTTCAGTGGTACGACAATGTTCACTGAGTCAGAAGATAACGCTGTTGCAGAGGCTGAGAAGAAGTCTGAAGCGAAGGAAGAGGCACTTCATAAGAAGATCTGGGGCACGATTACGAAGACGGCTAGACGAGTTTGGAATGCAATTCTGAAACTCGTAAACAAGATTCTTCGTGTGTTTGGTGTTATGCGTATGCCAAAGCTCACCAAGGCACAGAAGGAACTTCTCCTGAAGGGTGAGTTTATGCCGCAGGAGCTTAATGATGTTCAGAAAAAGATTTCAAACCGCTATCGTGAAATCGATTATATTACGAATGATTCTTTCACCAATCTAGCAGATCGAGGGATTCGTAATATTGCTGTGAAGATTGGCGGAGAAGATAATAGCAACGCAGGTCGTATGGCAGCAACTCAGGTTGCATATTTCCTAGCTGGTAAGGAAGATATCATTGCACCTTCGGTTACGATGTCTGCAAAGCTCCTCGGTGGCGGGATGATTACCCGGAAGCTTCAGTCAATGGACTTTGATAAGCTTGTTGCAAATACGATGCGGGATCCGGATGCAGCAAAAATCGTTGCCGGATATAGGGCATATTCTGCATACTCAGCTAAGGATCTTGAGGGTGCAACAAAGTCTATCCAGGAGAGCATTGAAAAGCTAGAGAAGATGGATCTTGAAGCATCTGCAAAAAATGAAGCAACTGCTGGGCTCAAGGTTGTCATTGAACTTGTCAACCGCGACCTTAAGATTGTTACCACAATGGCACAGATTCAGGGTTATCTGAAGGAGCTTGGCGATAAGATTGCGACAGATGCAAATGCTGCCGCTGAAGCGGAAAAGAAGTAATTTATTTACTGATAAAGAAAGGAGGGGAATATTCCCCTCCTTTATTTTTATAAATATTCTTTCCCAACAATTTTTTGAATAAATAAATCAAATGAATCTGCAATTGGTTCTGTGATTTTATCATCATTTGATTTGTAAATCTTTTTATCTTTATTTCGGAAAACATAATATTCTTTCGGAGATCCGGCAAAGATGACATATTCATTTGTATTATTCTTCTCATTGATTTTTGGAAGATCATTAATAGAGAAGAAAATCATCATTTCATTTTCAACGGAATCATCTTCTATGGTTTCATCCACATCATTCTCTTCAGTTAAATCGTTACCAACATCTTCCGAATCTTCTGATTCCGATTTATTATTCTTTTTAATCTGATCCAATGCTTGCTGAATTCCAGTATCTTCACAGAATGAAACAGATTCAAATTGAATGACAGGGATGATACAACTCATTGGATTTGCCAATCGATAAAAGTATCTCATCTCATGCGGAATAAATGAGTAACGTTCTTTGAAAATATCTTTATCGAATAAACTACTGAATGTATTTTTTGGATTTAACTTTTTACAATATTCAATGAATGCAATGTATAGATTCTTTCGTTTGACTCCATTCTTATCTTCTTTCTTTGGAACAACTGACTCTTCATCTTCCGAAGATTCTTTCGTATAAATCCCATCATGAAATTTGATTGAATTTGCAATTGATTGCAAATTATGATATAATTGATTTAATTCAGATGAATTTTCATTATGTGTCTCGGAGCCCTTTCGCAACATGCAATATTGTTTGCGATCGATCCATTCCGAAGGACATTCCGGATCATCGGAGCAATTTAGTGTTCTTTCAATTGTAAATCCAAATTTTTGATATAGCTCAATTGCAGGAAAGTTGTCTGTGAATACATTGAGTAATATATCCCTATTTCCAAATTGAGTAACAATCTTTTTCAATAGGCTTGACCCAATTCCACATCGATGATATGATGGATCAACAAATAACATACCGATAGCATATGCATTATATTTTTCTTTATATTGAATTCGTATAAATCCTCTTATAATACCATCGATGAAATATCCGAATACATATACTTCATGTGTTGGGTCCGATTGAAATAGTTTAAATAAATCCTCTTGTTCATCTTCATGAAATTCATTTAGCTTATACAACCATTCCAAAAATTTAGGGTTTGTATAATCCTTTTCATTAATCATTCGAATTTCAAAATTTTTATTCGAACGATCTGAGGCTTTTAATAAATTTTTTGAACAATATAGATCAATCCCGGTTTCTTCCCTAATATAGTTTTCAATATCCTGGAAGTTTTGATCCATTGACTCATCCAATTGCATCTTAGATCCTTCATATAATCCAAGTTCTTTGTAATGTCGTTCAAGATGTTCTTTCACTTCGCCAGAAAAAATTCCCATCTGCTTAGCTCTCGCATATGCGGCCTTGAGTCCTTGAATATGTACGACGAGTTTTCCATTCCGAATTACATGATGAGGATACTTGCAACCGGATCGACTAAATGGAGTCATATCATAAGGACCATATTTGATTTTATTGATTGGAGCAATAAGATAGGTTTCCTTCAGATAATCGGGCGTATATTTATTCCTCGGATCATTTATGTCTGATTCATTATCAGGAGCCATATACATTGCATTTAACAACTGTACATAAAGTGCAGCTCCAGGATCTTTCCATTTTCCATTTACAGAAGCTTCTTTTGTATTATCAATTTCAATCAATTGGAAAGAAGCTGATTTTTCAACAAAAAGGTCATCTAACATTTCATTCACCTCAATAAAGTAGATATTAGGGAGTGATACTATATAAATTGGAAAGAACGTAGGAGAATATCTTAGTATGCAAAATTTTCTTCCATTTTACGCAATGCATTCATTTTAATTCCAAGCTCCTTTAAGTGTCGATCGATATGTTGTTTGGCTTTTCCATGATACAATCCTTTTTCTTTCAATTGATTGTATGATTTCTTTACTCCATCAACAGATAATACCAGCATATTTCCTCGAATGACATGATGGGGATATTCTTGCTTCGATGGAATAACGAATGCCTCTTCAATTAATTCTTTCCCATTTTCTTCTTTTTTTAATTTCTCATACAGAAGATTATTTTCTTTCCATTTTGATCGACTTGCAACGTTTCTATGATTATTGATATTCATAATAAAATATCCTTTCATAATGCGATGTGTTTAAAAAGAGTAACAACACATATACTATTATATTAAAAAGTATCGGGGATTTATGAAATAATAGCTGCCTCCCACAAACATCTGAACCATGTTTGTTTTTTGCTAAGCTCGTCTCACTTAGCAATGATCTTACCAAATTGAGCATCACCTCCTATGCTCTACCGGTCCAAAGTCCCACACACTCGTCAACAGCTATTGTTTATCACGCGACATAAATCCCCTGATGCTTTTTATATGGATTTGATGTACTCGGGGACTGTCGCACAGCGCATATGATGAGAGAAAGAACGAACAGCTCAGCCTAAGTACGTTAGATAAATGATAAAATAACACATATTATATAGAGGGGCTCAAAACCCCTCTATATAATATTCGCTTTTTATCAATTTTAAGAAGGTGAAATTTTGCAAGTTGTTGATATTAAAGAAATCAATGGTCGATATTATGATTTCGGATGTGGAATCAATCATCGTGCAAATACATTTCTGCAGACAGCAATGGAATTAAAAACGCTGGGGATCAAAAATTATTTCTTTATGTTGGAAATTTTTAATCCCAATGCGGCATATATCGATCCGTATAAACCAAACATTACAGAGCAGGAAATTCAAGTACTGTTAAGAGAAGCATCTAAAAATCTTTGGTTTTATGCACGCAACATTGCTCGAATTCGAACAGATGGTGGTATCCTACCATTTGGATTGCATCGTGGACTTGCTGCACAAATTTGGTGTGTCCTGCGCAATCAGGATTCCTGTTTAACCGAACCGCGTCAGACGTGGAAAACAACCGGTATTATTGCAACACCAATTACATGGACTTTCCAATTTTCGAAAAACCTAGACATGCATTTCTTCGGAAAAGGTTCAGAAAATACCATTAAAAACCTTGCAACCGTTCGCGACAATATTGACCTTTTACCTGAATGGATGCAGTTTAAACGTTACATGGATATTGATGGGAAAGCGAAGAAGACACGTCAATCCACGCAGATTCTTAATAACAGTTTACGAAAAAATAAAATCACTATCCATGCGAAAGCATCAAGTATATCAAATGCGGAAAGTATGGCCCGTGGCGCATCATCCGCATTTATGTATTTCGATGAGATTGAGCATACGCCATTCTTTGATATTATTTTACAAAACTCGGCTCCGGCATTTGCAACCGCACATGAAAATGCATTGTCTGCTGGGTTGCCAACCTGCCGTATCTTCTCTTCAACACCGGGTAACCTAGATACCAGAGAAGGAAGAACATCATATCCTATTATTCAGTCCATGATCCCATGGACAGAAAAGATTTATGATATGACTGACATGGAGATTGAAGAGTATAAATCTGCATATAAGGGAGAATATCACCAAGATAAGAACAAAGATCAACGACGCGAAGTCATTGATGTTTTCTACATTGAGTATCAGTATTACCAAGTACGGAAAACATATCAATGGGTCATGGATCAGTATGCCCGCATCGGTGATAAAACAACCGTACGTCGCGAAATCCTATTACAGCGTGTTCGTGGGTCGACGGATTCTCCGCTCTCCCCAGAAGATATTGAATATCTCATTTCTCATATGAGAAAATCGACAGATGATTTGTTGATCAACAACAAATGGTTGTTCAAACTCTATGAACATGGCGGAAATTGTACCGTTGGGTTGGAAAAGATTCCATTTGATCCATCTATCCCATACATCATTGGAATCGATCCGTCTGGAACAGGTGCCGACAATACTGCAATCACAATTGTCAATCCGAAAAATTTGCGAATTGCGGCAGAATTCAAGAATCCATATATTTCAACGACGGATATTGTACGACTGATAATTACTCTTATCAATGAATATATGCCGCGCGGCGTGATATATCCAGAACGAAATAGTATGGGTATTGCCATCATTCAAATGCTGGTTGAATCTTCCGTCCGTGAGAATCTATACTGGTCGGATAAAACCAATCAGGTGGACCGCATGGCAGAAGAATCCCCAGAAGAATATCAGATGCGTGTGGCATCCGATCAATGGAAAAAATATGGCGTTTACACAACAAAAAAAGTACGCGATATGATGTTCCAGATTCTCTTCCGCCATGTAAATGAATTCATTGATATTTTGGATACCGAATATCTGGTGGATGATATCTGTAAATTAGTTCGTACTTCTACTGGTAAAATTGAAGCAGACCAAGGATGTCATGACGATAATGCCATGTCGTATCTCATTGCAATGTATCTTTTCTATACCGGGGATAATCTTGAACTTTTTGGCATCTCGAATAAGGTACACCCAATCTTGGGAACGATCGAAGATGAAAATGAGATCGAGTTGAGTCCACAAATGGGAATGTTTACATCAACGGAACATGCAACATTTGAAGAGATTGCAATCGAAGGAATTATCGAAATGGAACAACGAACCAAAGAAATGGTACGACGGTTCCCATTTGTTCATGATGAAGTTTACTCCAATTACAAACATCAACAAGACGATGATTTAACCGATATTCCCCCTTCCTTTTTTGGCATGATGTGAAAGGAGGTTCTACTCAATGGGATTGTATGCAAAAAATGCGAAATTGTATGCAGATGATGATATGGAATTTTATATTCCGATGAGTTATTTTGAGAAGAATCGATATGCGACAAATATGGGTGAATATGTTGAGACCATTGGTATTATCTACGCAAAAACCAACAATGGAAACTATCAACTATTCACAGTACCCGCAACGATCAAACTGTATGTATATACCATTCGTGAAGATGAAGTTGAAATCAATGGTTCTCACATGAAGGTATATGTGTTGGAATATGTGAAAGATTCTTATGTCATGGAACAATCCATCGTGCGCGGGATTTCCATCGCATCTAAGTTTGTAAATCTCATCCTTGGAGGAAAGTTACCATCGGCAATTTCCTACGACGATCTGATTTCCATTTGGTGGAAGAATCTGGAGATTGCTGGATTCACATTACAAACACCATCAAAGATTATGGAATTGATCTTAGCTGAAATTTATCGTAGTCCGACGAATAAGAAACAACGGTTCGGTCAAGTATATGGATCCAAGGATGGAATTTCACCATATGCATATAAGACTGGAAATGTACGTGACGTTGTTATGGAATTATCAACCTATTCTGGAATTATCTTTGAAGATATGGGACGTGCAATCTCGAACGGCATAAATAATAGCGTTGATGGGATTGATGAACCGGTAAGCCCATTGGAAAAGATTATTCATTACTAGAGGAGAATCCTATATGAAAACAGAAAATGTGCAATCATTTATGGAGAAATATGATGCTGAAATGATGCATTATGTTAATAACTTTGCGTCCGAACGTGGCGTACAACTCAATGGGTTATCCTTTAAAGGGATTAACGTCAATGAATCGTTCAATGAATTTGGTTCATTTCTGAAAGAGTATTGTACCAATTTATCGAAGAATGGTGTACCGAAGAATTTTACGGTCGATGATGTGAAAAAGAATTTCAACAAAGCAACCGAACATTCATTCGCAGAAAAGGTGAATGTAAAGTATATGGATATGCCATCCATCATTACATCTTATCTGGAACATACGACAAACATTGAAAATGAACTTTCTCATGCAAAATATGTACTGATGGAACATTCCATTGCACCGGAATACGTTGGCATCCTAGATGATCTCTGGGAATGCTACAATGAAAAATTGTCCAAGAATTTCTATGAAATGGTTGATCATACCATTGCATGCTCTGGATATCATACCAACAAACAGTTGTTTGGTAAAAAATCATCTTCCAACGAAAATGTTGTATTCGTATAACATTCATTCCTCGTAACGATTGGAGGAACATACCGATGAATTTATCACGTGTCATAAGTCAACTCAAAATGATGTATGGGTTGAATAGTATTACGTTGCCATTGCGGGATGATGTGACTGGGGAACCGGCTCACCCAGAAAATATCATTCGTGAAGTATTGACAACGATGACGATTCCCATATATTCTCAATTCGTTCCATGGGAACGTGAATTGGATGCAAATGTGAATCATCTCGAAGTAGTTGATCGCCAAAAGCATATTTATAAACTTCCAAGAATGTTATGCATCACTCCTATTATGTGGATGATTGATGTTCGTTTTCCATACACGACGGAACGTGGAACATTTGGGGATATCGCCCCTGCGTTTGGAATCAATCAATCTGTACAAGGTGTCATTACATCACAAGAAATGATGATGCTTGCTGGTGAAATGCGTGCCGAACCAACTTTTGAATATCTTGGAGAAAATCAAATTCAATTGTTTGGATTTCCGCGCACCGTATTAACATTTATCGCTGCATGTGAGCACGAAGAGAATGGAGAAACCATTCCGCAATCATGTGTTGATAGTTTCATGCAATTGGCAGAATTGGATATGCAGGTATATTTGTATAATACGCTAAAGTATTATGATCAGATTCCAACTGCATTTGGAAATATTAACATGAAGATTGAAGAATATAGCGGCGCAAAAGATGCTCGTCAAGAACTTCTCAATACATGGAGAGATACGTTCCATCTCGATCAAGATTACAATTTCAAATTCATGTAAATATATGGAGGAGGGATATCCCTCCTCCATATTTGTATTGCTCAGAACCCGATATTTAATCATAGACAATGTTTAAGGAGTTGAAATTACAATGGGCGTTGTAAATAAACGGATTGTACAATCCCGTACGTATATAAGTGATAAACCGCAATCACCCCCAGAAACGAATTATGAATTAACCTATCCAATTACAACCTATGATGCGGTAAAATCATCCTGGGATGATGATGCTGTTACCCTTGCAGAAGATATCGAAGCTATCAAAGGAAAACTTCTTGGAGCACAACGACGAATCCCGGCCAAACCTGCAAATTATTTGATGACCTATGGTGGGGCATCTGGTGAAGTTGGTTCGATCAAATATACCACTGCAATGGAATGGAATCGCGACGCACAATCCCATGGTCGGATTCCAACAGAAAAGGCGGTTGGAGATTATCTCCATCGGATTGGGTTATTGGATTCCAATGGTAATCCAAAAGATACGAAGAATGTTCATTGGGAAGATATTATCGGGGTTCCATTTGCATATCGATCGTTGGGAAATAATACCGACGGTTTCATCACACAGAATGTGATCACGGAACATTTCAAGAAGATTACTTCCGATCTAACAGAAGTGGATACGAAGCATAATACGGCAACTGAAGAAGTTCGAAAGATGCTGATTGATCATATCAAGAATGATGTTCCTCCCGTTATTACACCGGGAGGAATTGGAGCAGTTACCGTAGAAGAATTCCGTGCACATGCAAATGATTTAAATAATCCACATCATGTGTCAAAAGAACAGCTTGGCCTTGATCGGGTCGATAATACATCGGACTTAGAGAAACCAATTTCTACGGCAACACAAGAAGTACTAACGAATATCAGCAGTGTTCTTCATAATTTAAATAGCGCAAAGCCCGGATTTACCGACGTCTCATATGATTTAGAAAAAGGATTACTCACACTATCCTCAACATTAGAATCGAAAACCGTAACGATTCCATTACATACATTAATTTCATCCATTACATACAATGCAAACAATCATAATCTACTGACGAAGGATTTGTCTGGGAAAAATGAACGGACGATTGATTTGTCAGAACTTCATACAGATATTGCTTCTGTTGACACCACGACAATTCGAACGAAGGTAACGGCGAATGCGACAAAGTCATTGTATACCATTCAATCGGAAGTCGAAGATCATTCCATTAATGAACACAAACTCGCATATGGTTCTGTATATACGAATCATCTCAAAGACAATGCAGTGAGCGGTACAAAGATTGCAGCAGATTCCATTGGAGCACGACATATCGCAAATACATCAATTACACTCAATAAGATTGTATCCTCTACCAATGCGAATCGTGTACTCGGTGTAACAACCATTGGTTCAACATTGCAGTATGTGCGTATCAATTCTGAAATGATGGATGATGATGCTGTGCAGGAAAACAATATTGCACCGGCAGCCATATCATCACGAACCATTCGCGATGTAGCAATTCAATCCAATCATATTCAAGACAATGCAATTCGTACCAATCATATTTCAAACGCTTCCATTGAACGCGTTCATCTCAAAGATAAAATTGTGGATGGAAGTGCAATTGCAGATGGTGTAAAATTGAATGGAACTCCCACCATTTCGACACCAGTTCCAGAAGTGGATGATAAAGCCATCATCAATAAAGAGTTTCTATTCAATACACTTCGTTCCTATACGTTCTCAAATGATAATTTTGTTGCAAAAACCATTAGTGCTGATAAATTAAAACCGTCGGATGTTTCGAATCGTGTATTGATTACTGAAGATGGAACCAAAGTTCCTGTTTGGGCAAAAATCAACAAAGATTGCATTGATGTAAATGCAATTATGAATGAACATCTTTCCGATAATTCCATCAACGATCGAAATATTATGGATGGAGCCATCATTCGACGTCATATTCGTCCACTTACGATTGCGACAGAACATCTGATGGATTCATCCGTTGGTTCTGCAAAATTATTCAAATCAATCGAATCGGATATGCTTCTTGGTACACTTGCGCTCAATAGTCATCCGGTTTATACAAAGCTCACACGAGGTATGATTCCTCCCCGTTTGATTACTGGAGAAGAAATAAAAGATAATGCTGTGACATTAGATAAACTCCAGAAGCCAGAAAATAATACAAGCGGATATCAAGTTATTGCCATCGATCGCGGAAATACAGATCCGGTATGGACGAAGATTAAAAATCGGATGATTGATGATAACCAGGTGGATGGTCGTACACTATTTACAACGACAGAACGAAATAAAGTATTGATTGTAACAACACCAAACACGCCTGCATTCTATGGAACCATCAATACGGAAATGATTTCAGATGGTGCGGTCGCATCCAATCATTTACAGAAGCATAGTGTCCGAGAAGAACACATCAAACCATTGACATTATCAGCGGATCATTTCAAACTTCGTCAAATTCGAGGAGAACATATCGTTGAGGGAACAATTACTGGATCTGAACTATTCCCATCATTGAATCCAAATCGTGTATTGGGCGTGACGGATCAAAACATTCCTGTGAATTACGTTAAAATCAATCGCGATATGCTGGAACCGAATATTGTTGATGGAAGCAAGCTATTCCGTGCCCGTTATGACCATATGCTCATTGGTGTATATGGTGCTGATCAAGATCCTCGTTATTTGAAAATTACTTCCGATTACATTCGCGATCAAAGCATTGAGTCTCGATCTTTGGAACGCGATATTCTATTGCGTGGTATGCCATCGTTAGATACAACACCAATTGAAGATGGCAAACTGAGCAATATGCGCATCACAAATATTCAATATGTGAAGGATGCAATTGCAAAAGCATTGAAAAATTACGTTGCGCCAACCATTCATACATTCAATCCTATCCAATTCGATGAAGTATCCAATGTTATCTCATTGAAGACAAGCATCTTTGATTCTATCATCGATACGAAAGTAAAAGCAATGTGGAACTCTTCTCCACTTCCAAATGTAAATGGTGCGGTAGCGATCGATAATCAATATTTCAAATTAACCGCACTCAAAGTACTCACATTTAGTGATACATTCACACAACAATTGAGGGATGCTGCTGCCGGCGTCGGAGGAAATCGATCCATCAAGGGAAATAAATTATTTTCTTCCGATGTTGACAATCGTGTTCTGGCCGTTCAGAGTGCCGGAGACGATCCAAAGTATGTTCAGGTGAATACAGAAATGATTGCAGCAGATGCAATTCGTACCATCAATATTAGTGCTGGTGCGATTACTGCGGATAAAATCGCATCGTCTCCAGTCATTCGAAATGTCAATATTTTTGATCAAACGATTACTGGTGCGAAGATTGATGTAAATACCATTACGGGAAATCATATTGTCGATAAATCCATTTCTCCATCCAAACTACAGACCGATGAAGAATATGAAAAGATCGTGGTATCACCAGATCGACCAGGAACACATGCCGATCGGAAAGTACACAATATTATTGTGTCTGCCGAAGAACCGACGAATGCACAACCTGGAGATATTTGGTTCCGTGTTGTAAATTGGTAATAAATAGAAAGAGGGATTTCTCCCTCTTTCTATTCTCTTTGTTTTTGGAACTTTTGTTATAACCGTTATGAATCGGAGCTGAAATTGATATGAATATAAAATATAAAAATAGCAAAGGAGAATGGATACCAGTATGGTCAGCTCATGTTATGAATCATGAGCGATATTGGGAAGATGTAGAAGGTGTTGCTCCAACGAAAAGGCAAGATGCATCGTCAAAGATTATTCCATCCATTCAAAATAATTATCTTCAGGATGAAGAAATTAAAGAATTTCAATTTGTATATTTTCGAAATGATTGGATCAAACATCCAGAACGACCAAATGTAACAACAAATGAGTCAATTCCCTATGTCATTGATATTGCAGGAAATCATCAACATGCATCATTGAGTGAAAAAGGCATTATCTTTCGCTATGAAAGATTTGGGGATATTACTGGGAAAATCTTATACGAAGGACATCTTTATGCCGTTACAGTGGATGATGAATGGATTGATGTTGGGCTATCCAATTATACCAAAACGGCTCATGATCAAGTATTTTATTTCCCATACAATGAAAAGAAACGAGTTTGGATTTCTGCCAAGATTAAAAACCTAGATATACAGTCGGTTATGACACATGGGTATGAAGGATTCCGTTTTTATCAATATGGATGGAATCGTGTTTTCACAACAACAGATTTCCTTATGCCGGAAAATTCAGGGAATCAAGCATTGCAAGCAATTCGAGTGACTCCAGAAAAAGATCGTATGATGCAACCCGTATCCAAACGATCGAAAACATTCTATCCAGTTGCCTTAATTGGCGTGGCACGTGATCTGAAAGAAGATAAAAGTATGTATGGAAGTACCGGGAGACTATTCCATAACATTGAAAAAGTGTTTGTTGGGAAAATTCAAACACCATTCAACATTCAACTTTTCCATACATCGACACCATATGCACAATATCGCATCCCGAAAGAAACATTGTATGAAGGAAAAATGATATTGTCTGGATATGATACAATTACATATTAGGAAGGAAATATATGATTAAAAAGATTCTATACGTTGGAGTTCCGAACGATGTTTGTACACCTGAGCGAGCAGCGTCTTCCTATTGGAATTATAGTATGTTGGACGTACTACCCGAAAATGGAGTCAAACAGTTTGAGGAATTTGAAATTGCACAGATGAATATGAAGAATCAAGTATTATCGGATGAAATAAAAAAACATAATGAGATCCATCCAGATGTCGATCGTTCGATTATTGCATTATCATCTATACGCGATGAAGTTGTTATTTTATGTGAGCTGCGAGGTGAATCCTAATGGATATTATGGACTCAATTTTAGATTTGGATTTTGATAAACTAACACAACCGGAGCAGACAGCATTTATGGAAGGAATTCAGTATGCAGATGCTGTATTACTTTCCTATGATATGTTCACCATTGAAGCGGTTGAAGTGAATAATAATTCGCTGGTTGGGAAAGTAAAAAATATTGCACAAGCGGGTGCTCCTCTAAAGAATACCCGCAAGACCATTAAAGATACAGCAAGTGTCTATAATCGGTTAACTGATCTTGGCGCATCCGTACTGAAGCTTGCATGGGACCTCGTAATGAAATTGATTCGTCTCATGAATAAATTATTGGGATTCATTGCAAAATTCATTAATAATATCCCATCGCATTTAACCGCGATTGGGAGATGGTTGACATCCATTCCGCGACATATCAAAAATGCGATTACTGGTGATATGGAACTATACATCACATATCAGGATGTACAAACGGTAATGGATCGCGTCATTCCATCATTTGATGCATATATGCAATATTTGGAAAAGTTGACACAAGGTGATGCGTGGCGAACTGGATTCCGTCGTCGACTTCCAATTTTTAAAGATTCGGATATTGTATTGGCCAAGAAAGCAAATAGTGAATGGAACAAAATTTCTGCCATCAAATTTACACCAACACAGGTGAAATTTAGTGATGAAGTAACCCGAGAAGCATATTTTGGACCAGCGGCAATTATCAAAACGAAGAATGGTGAAATCACATACTATGACGGTCTCAATGAAATTTGTATGCATATAAAATCCTACAATCAAATTTTCAATACCATTTATCGCGATTTGAAATCAAAGATTGATCGTACCGAAGCAAATCATGAAATGGACAAATTGAATAGCGATGAAGTTGCACTGATCAATCGAACGTTAAGTACGATTGGAAAATCGATTTCGTTTACCAGTAAGATTGTCAATTACATCATGTCCGATAGTAACAAGATCGAATCTGCCATCAAGAAATACAATAAAGGTGTAAAATAAAAATAGGAGGGAAATATTTCCCTCCTATTTATTATGCAAATATACTATGCAACCTTCACCAAATCTATAAGATATTTACTTTGGCGATAGAGGAGTTTTCCATATGAAACAAGAAAAGGCATTGATCAATTTTTATGCCCGCGTTGTGGCAAAAGGTCAAATGAATCTAACAGAAGTTCCAGAAAATATTCGAGAAAAAGTTCGGATTAAATCATTGGAAGAGATGCGAAAGCTGGAAGAGTCCCAGTATAAGGAACTTTGATTTAATTCTAGCCAATTTATACTATGAGAAGAAAGGAAGATTAATTCCTATGGGCGAATTGAAAAATAAACGCATTGTCCAATCCAGGGTATTCATGGATGGACATGACATGTCCCTACCGAATTATGATTATGAATTTACATATCCGGTCACCGTATATGATGCGGTAAAGAAGACCATGGATGACAATTCAGCCACGTTGACGGATGAATTAGAAGCAATTTATAATCTTCTGCGTTCCAAGCAGCCTCTGATTGAGGCAGGGAAACCTGGACGTATTATGACATGGAGTGGGGTGCAGGGTGATATCGGTAGCCTCGATGTTGCACGTTCCATTGATAAGAATCCGGTGAATCGTTCCCACAGTAAAATTCCAACAGAACGTGCCGTCGGCGAACAGCTTGATCTAAAGGCAAGTGTTTCAGATCTTCACAATCATATCCAGTCTCGTTCCATTCACATCACGGATGTTGAACGTGCAAAGTGGAATTCGCAAATTTCTGCAGCAACGTTTAATTCGCACGTTTCCAATACACGGATGCATATCAGTGATGCAGAACGCCGTGCATGGAATGCGAAGGCAGATGTTGATATCGTAGAAGATCATGTCAATAATTTCAATAACCCTCATAATGTAACAGCACATCAAGCTGGTACATATACGAGAGAAGAAATTGATGCTGCATTCAAATCTCTTCGTGAGACGTTCTTCAATTATGTGAACATTGCATATGATGATCGTACTGGTGTAGCAACTGTTCATTCATACGATCCAAACAATTGGAATCCAAATTACGTTCTTTCATTTAGCCAGGCTCTTCCCGATGTTCTTGATACCACGGCAACCTATTTCGCTATTCGTCCAGCGACGGATTATAAGGTGAATGAGACTGCCGATGTTGTTGTTTATCGGAAGGCTCCAGGTCTGAACTGGTTGGAAGTTGGCTCTGCAACCATGAAGGCTGGCGATATGTTCATCGTCTTCCCATCAACTGCAATGTATGTATGGATGCAGGGTCGTTTCATTCAGGTCTTTGCAGATGCTGCTGCAGATGAAGATAACCTTCATGGAAATATCTGGTATCCAAAGCTTGATGATAAATGTGAACTTAGCTGGGTTCTTTCAAAGGAAACAACGCCACCGACGCCAAAAATCATCAAGGGTGCCGATGGTTATACACCAATCAAGGGTGTTGACTATGTTGATGGCAAGGATGGCGAAGGTGTTCCTGCCGGCGGTGTCACTGGGGAATTCCTAACAAAGCAGTCCGATACCAACTATGATACGGCATGGAAATCCCCTGAGGATATTTTCACAGACTTTGTTGCGGCAGGAAAACTTCTTCCAAAGGGGCTTGTCCGATATTCGGATATCGAAGGAGCTCCGAAAGCATACACTGGTCTTGGTGAAAATGATGATGGTTATATCACCCAGGCTGGAGTTACAAAAGAATTTCAGAGGTATGATAACGATATCATTGATCTTCATGCTAAAGTGGATGGGCCTGCTGGATCCGTACAAACAAGAGCAGATTTGTTTAATCACATCAATGACTATAATAATCCTCACCGCGTAACAGCAGAGCAGATTGGTTCGGTTTCAATTGTTACATATAATAACCATATTACCGACTTTAATAATCCGCATAATGTAAGCGCAGCCCAAATAGGTCTCGATCATGTTGATAATACATCAGATGCAGATAAGCCAATTTCTGCACAAACACAACTTGCATTGGATCGTATCACAACACAGATCAATCAAATTAATGATGGTCTAGACGGGAGCAAGTACATCTCTTCCGCGGAATGGGATCCAATTAAGTCTGCGATTATTTTCACACGACGTGATGGAAATAAAGTTGAACTTGTTCTCCCAATCACGGATACATTCGGAAAGATTACATTTGATTCTGCGACATCAGAACTTGTGATTCCGTTACCAGATGGCACAAAGAACCAGATCAATATTTCATCAATGATTCGTGTATATAATGGCTCGACATCAGAGAATATCCAAATTACTGTTGGTGATGATAAGGTCATTCGTGCTACGGTCATTCCCGGAACGATTGGTGAATTTGAAATTGCACCGAATGTGAACCTACGAGAATCTCCGACAACGACGACACAGGCGGTAAGCGATCGAACAACGAAGATTGCGACGACGGAATATGTCAAGAATCAGGTGATCAATAACCTGATTTCATATGATACAGATCGTCCTCTTTCCGCAAACATGGGTCGCGTTCTAAATCAGACGAAGGCAGATACCAAAGATGTTATTGCCCTTATCAATGATATCGAATTAACTCGGGTTATCGATTCTCTCGAGTCTCTTGATCCTGCCGCAGCACTTTCTGCAAATATGGGTCGTCACCTTGATCTAATTAAGGCTCCGAGAGTTCATACTTCTCCAACCGGGTCTACATACGGTCAGGCAACAGCAGATCTCTTCGGCCATGTTCGAGCATCCGAAATTGATCCATTGATGGATGGTGTTGTATGGCAAGGTACCGATGATGGTCGTTATGCACGCGCGGATCATCGGCATCCGACAGACATAACGAGAGCTCCTCTGGATTCTCCACATTTGACTGGCGAACCGACAACTCCAACGCCTCCAGACGATTCTAATGATCAACGCATTGCAAATACAGAATGGATTCGGAAGAATATTATTGGTACTGCATGGGGAGTATGTAATACTGAATCCGAGGTAGCCGATAAAGTTGCTAAACTTTCTGATCCAGAAAATTCTTCAATCAATTTTATTCTCAAAACTGGGGTATTGGTTGTTATTAAGTTTAAGAACGCGAATATGGCGAATAATGCACGTCTTAATGTTAATGACAGCGGGTGGAGGCCAATTATCTATAAGGATCGACCTGTTGAGGAAACCATGATTGATGCAAACACGGATCATGGGTTTATTTATGACGGGTCATCATGGCGATTGGTTAATCCGGCCACAACTGGTTTGGAAATTTTTGATGGTTCTGTATCTGGTGTGAATCAGATGACCGGTTATATTGGATTTACGACAGAAGGATTTGGTGGTGATGGAATCAATTTCGATGGTCAAGTAAATCGAGCATTAATTTCGATTCCATACAAAAACCGCAAAGATTCAACCGTCAAGGTGACGGTTTCCAATGATCCTGACGATTGGGCTCTACGTTTTGGCGATAATTCTCTTATCCCAGTCAAAGATCCTATGGTTGTATCTGTTGGGAAATCGGCAGCAGTGGTTCAGTTTACATTAACAGAATCATACCCATCAAATACTCCCTGTACACTAGTTATTCGTAGAAAAGAAGCTTCGATACGAATTGAATCTACAAATGAAAAACCTTTGTTTGTTCCAGTGACAAGCATTGGAGGGGTTCCTTCATCTGTGCCTAGCGGATCTCGACTTAGTCTATCACAATTCTATGCACTACCGATCAATTCTACGAATCAAACAATTTCATGGAGAATCGGGAATGCCGGTACAACAGACGCATCTATATCAGGTGATGTATTAATCATCAATAAATGCGGAATTGTTGTTATTGAAGGAACTGTGGTAAACGGTAAATCTGAAACAACAAATTTTGTTCAGAATATTTCAATTAAGAGTATTGCAGATGTAATTCAGATTACTCGTCAGCCAGAAACATTTAAAGAAGTTGCATATGGCGAGATAACTGAAAAATCAATTATTGTCGCTTCTTCCGGCAATAATGAGCTATCCTACCAGTGGTATCAATCTCCATCGAATGATACAACAAATGGTACTCCCATCTCTGGACAAAATACATCAACGTTTACAATTCCGAAGACGTTGGCCGTAGGTTCATACTATTTCTATTGCGAAATTAAAGTTACAAATGATCCAAATGGTCTAAAACAAAATACCTCCATTTTGCAGGTAAATGTCATTAAGCCTGTCAAGAGTGTCAGGATTAAAGATAAACCAGAATTTATGCTTGAATTTTCAACACGTATTATGCAGGCAGATGTTCAGCCAACTGATGCAACACACAAGAGTGTTACATGGAAAAGCTCAAATCGTGATGTTGCAATCATCGATAATAATGGAGTGTTGTATACATATGCAGCAGGTAATACAACAATTCGAGCAGAAATTGATGGCAAGTATGATGAATTAGAGCTTGAAGTTCGAAAAATGATCAATGTTTCTAGAATTACAAATATTCCAGATGAAATGGAAAGTGGTTCTACAATTACACTATCACCGACAGTGGAACCAATGAATGCAACATATCGAAATATTATATGGAGCATTATTGCTAAAAATGGGAATAATGTAACATTGACTGGAAATTCATTGACAGCATCGGGTTCTGGTAAAATAACAATACGTGCAACAATCAATGGAAAAAATGATTATGTTTACATGCAGGATTTCAATATCAATCTTACTGCAGAATTTGTAAATGTTGCAGATATCAATTTGCCTACAACAATTACATGGCAAAAAACGCCTCTTCACCTAAATCGTTCCATTACTCCAATAAATGCTTCAAGGCAGACCGTCGTATGGAGTATTATCAATGATGGAGGAACAAATGCAACATTGAAAAATGATGTTATTGTTGCAGATAATGTCGGTACCGTAGATATTAGAGCAACAATTGAGAATGGATTGAAAACATCTGATTACCACAAAGATTTTTCTATTACAATCAAAGAAAAGTCTCCATCAATCACTGATATTGCCGTAGAAAATGTTTCAAGATTTGGATTACGTAAAGAAAATAAAGTCAAATTGATTGTATATCCACAAAAGGCAAAACCATACTATACAGTGTCCTATAAACTTACCGGATTGAATACAGATCAAATCAGATTAAACAATGACAAGATCGAAGCAAATATTGATTCATATGATGATATCATTTTCTTTATTGAAATTACAGCAGTCGATAACAACAATCCGAAGAATATCTGGACAAAGCTTGAAAAAGTTACTCTTTTGAAGAATAAAGCAGTTATCAGTAATTTGGAACTAAATGCAGCATCCGTATTTGGATCACATAAACTATACAGAAATAACATCGTTTATTCACTCGATCCACAGACCGATATTCCTGTTACATGGACAATTGAGAATGATGGTGGTACTGGCACAACTATTGTTGGGAATACAATAAAGGCAACACAAGGCGGAACTATCATTATCAAAGGAACTGTCAAGGATGGTATTTCCATCGGACATGATTATAGTAAAACATTCAATGTTAATATTCTACAGAACGATCCGACCATTACAAAAATAGAAGGAATACCAACATATATGTTCCTTGGTAACAAATGGTCTGTATCTCAGATCAATGTAACTCCGGCAGATGAATTGACAACATCACTCATCGAAGGATATATTGATCAAGATACGGATACAGTTGGAACAATTATGGAAAGCGGCCCAAGGACACTGGCGACATTTGTTCCACAAAGAGTTGGTGTCATGGGTGTTAGACTAAAATGGTATAATTTGAATATTGAGAAGAATATTCAAATTCGGGTATGGGATAAAAATACAATGAAGTATATCGCCGATATTGATATTACGCATAGTAACTTTATCCGTAACAAAAATAGTGTGACAGATACAAATAAATATATGGCAATTACAGGTGTTACATTTACACCACTAGCAACTCCATTCGATCAAGACATGGTTGAATATACAATCAAACAGGTAATGAATAAACGGACAAGCGCAAATATTACAACTTCTGCAGAACTTATTGATTATGATTCAACAAATATGAGCTTTACAGGCGTCACAACCGCATCCAAACTTATCAAGCTCAAGAATACAGGAATTCTTGTTGGGGATAAGATTGATATTATTCTTGAAGCAAAGGTTGTTAACGGAAAATCAGATACAGAAGATTATGTGAAAACGATTACATTGACCGATGTAGAAGTTAAGGGATAATTCAAAAATATAAGAGGTGGGAGTTCCCACCTCTTATATTTTATTTACAAAAAACATAATACGTTAATAACATATTTATGAGGTGATAGAGATGGCAGAGGTTGAAGTATCAAAAGAATATCTTCGAGGAAAAATTAAAGAGTTGATTGATGGAATTTCTAGTAATAGCATTGAATTAAATGATACTTTCTTATCTGAGTATAATGAAAAATATGTTGAGTTGGTAAAGGAATGGATATTCACTACAGTACCATATGCACCACCAAGCAGTGAACTATTTCATGATATATCTTCGGAAGGATTTATTCAATCACCAGATCCATTTCTTGGTTTTGCTATAATAATAAAAAAAGGTGATCCATTATATGACTATGATTTGTCATATGATAGTATTAAACATGCATTTGATACAAATAACACTCAAATTGTAAACGAGTTAAACAAAAGATATATTTTTTATCAAAATGGGATTATTGTGTTGGGCAATCGCCCTTGGGAAAAAATTCCTTTATTTGATTATGATGTATATACTCTTGATGGAAATTCCATGATACGATATAAAAAACGTCCTGTTTTTATTGGACCTCTTATAAAGGGCAAACTTTTTTCTGGTGCTCCGAGACCTGCATATATTAAAACATTCGATCAGCTGACAGATGCTGAAAAGGAAAGTAAATTTTCGAATGATGGAAATAGGAATAGATACTATTTTGTATCACAAAAAAAATGTCCAAGCGATGAAATGGCAACATCCTATAAAGTAATGGGGTGGACTGATAATGGTCGTAGCCCTGGGGGAGATCCATTATTCCCATGGGTACATTCATATCCAGATACGTGGAATAGGAGGTTCACATACCCAGCACAAATATTTTTCAAATACCCCCCAACAATCAAAAATTCAATATCTAGGATTATTGATACATTAAGAGACCCAAATAATTCATTTTCAAGGCAAAGTTGTTTTGATACATTAAATAAAATTATTGATAATAGTATCTCGGAAGATATGAATGTCAATGATTTTCTTAAAACACTTATTGATCTCTTTGGGGGAATTCGTCGCGCTAAAATAAATCGCATTGTATCATTTTCTGTTGGAAAGCGTCGTGGTAGCGGTCCAATGAATATTGATTTTTCACAACATACACCATCTCAAATTGATTTTAATAATACAGCAATATTTAATTTAAATCGACGATATAAAGAAGAAATAAAACATTTGTTGGGGAATTTTGATCATGATCAGGAGTTAATAAAAAAAGAAGATATTGATCAAAAATTTAATGAGATATACAACATATGGACAATGCTGCCTGTTGTTGAACTTAATGTTGATTCAGCATGCGTGTTTCAGAGTTGCTCTCATACATGGTGATTTATATGGATAATATTACAACCATTCCTTTTTCAGAAAATCAATTGGCTATGTTTCAAGATAATGATAGTGTAAAAGATGATATGATCATCGATTATCATAATTCAAAATATAAAGGAGCCGCATTTTTCATATATCTATACAATTGCCGATTTAAAAATATTACCATCGATAATGTTTATGACGATGAAATTGATGATTTATGTAGCGCATATATAAAATCAAATCGTGTTATAAATTCATTTCAAATAAATTTTTATATCATAGAATCGATTCTTAACAAAGAACCGAAATTTGAATATTTAATCCAGATGATTATAACAATAATCATGTTTACATTTCATGAGGATAATGTAATTATTTCGGATAAAGATAAAAAATATGATAAGATTGGATATAATATCATATCATTATTCAATGAACCCGAAATAATTAATATTGTAAATATTTGTGATACTATGATAAAAACAGATATTCAAAAAGATTTTTTAATTAACTGCAAATCTAATTTGATGCAGAATATGAATATATTCTCTGTATTATATCTTTTTTACTTGAAATAGTAAGATATAATAGAGTAGGGGATCCCCTACTCTATTATATTTAAGGAGTTTATGTAATGAATGTATATATAAAAATTACATCGAGATGTAATTTAGCTTGCAAACATTGTTTTTCTGATAATACCAATTTGGATATTGATCTAATACATATACAGAATTTTATTCAAAATAATAGAAATTATTTAGAAAATGCAACAGTCATATTACATGGTGGGGAACCATTGTTATATGATAGAAAAAAATTAAAAAAAATAA